AAACTATATGGTGCAAACCTTGATTTCCGAAAAAAAGAAAAAAATAAAAATTTTAAAAATCGAAAAATCGAAAATTTTTTAAAAAAAAGAAAAAAAATTTTTGAAAAAATCATGTGTGTAATAAGTTTACCTTAATGAAGATTTACTTTAATAATAGTATATTATTTTAGGATAGTATACTGTATATATTATAGTGTATATCTTATTTAAAATAGTTTACTTTATAAATATAAAGAAACCTTTATAAGTGTGAAATTTTATTAAAAGTTGTCTTTATATAGTGTTTACTTTAGATATAAAGTTATATATTTGCAATCGTGAATTGTTATATAATCTAGTTTTAATGTTATAATTTTAGTATTATGTTAGAAAGGATTGATGAATTTATTGAGCGTGCGTACAAGACTGCTTGTGAGCATGGTTTCCATGAAGAGAAGACTAGTTTTTGCCACCAGATGATGTTGGTTGTAGGCGAGGTTGGTGAGTGTGTAGAAGCGGATAGAAAGTCTAGGCGTGCCAGCTTTGAATTGTTTTCTAAGTTTAGCGACCGTGCTTTTGATGATGGCTTTAAATGTCACATAAAGGACACGATGGAGGATGAGTTGGCAGATGTCTGCATCCGTCTTTTTGATATGTGCGGTTGTTTTGGCATTAAGCCTTATGTGCCTCCGTTTGATGACTGGGATGATATGCGAGTGGAGTGGGGCAAGCTTTTCGGTGACATGACGCTTACGGAACAAGCCTATCACTTGGTTCAGTTGTTGTGTATGTATAATGAGGGGGATGACGGTGCTAAGCTGGAGGGACTTTTCGGCAGTATCCTTGGATTTATCCATCACTGGGCTGTTTTTCTTGGCGTAGACCTTGCCACTCACATAGATTTGAAGATGAAATACAATGAAGGATGTGCATACAAGCACGGTAAAAAGTACTAACAAACCATTTAAATGCTTTCTAAGCCCCGATTTTTTCTTTGGTGGGCAATTTATCCACCCTTGGGGTAAAAGTGGCTTAGATGGCAAATAAACGGGCAAAAACGGCATAATTATGAAGAATAGACTGTTTACTTTTACTTACCAGAGCCACAAGGTGACGGTTGACTTGGGTAAGATTATAGCGATAAACCACCCGAATGCTGAAGACAAGTACTTTTGCATCCATTTCACTGGTGTTGTGTGGAAGGTTGCGGCAGACCAGCATGATAGGGTCTACAAGGCTTGGTGGGATTTTAATAATAATTTATAATAATTTTTTGGATTTATGGATTTACAAGTAAAAGTTTTAAAGATTTTGGATGCGCAGAGGTTCGTATCCCAGAAGAATGGGGAAACCTATGTCAAGAACATCTTTGTTGGGGAAACATTAGGTCAGTACCCTAAGAAGGTAGCCTTTTCGGTCATGGGTGAGGAAAGGTTCAAGATGATGAACATTGTTGTCGGTGGAAGTTATACTGTTTCCTTCGATGTAGAGAGCCGTGAATGGAATGGTAAGTGGTTTACTGATGCGAGTGCTTGGCGTGCGCAGAGCCTTGACGGTGGTACGGCACGTGTTGCAAGCGTAAATGAGGAACAGTTGATAGAGCGTGTGCAGAACCCTCCACAAATAATGCAAGACAGTCCTATGCCAGACCCTCAGCATGCGCTAAGGCATGGCGACCCAGTTCCTCCACCAATAAACAATGATGACCTGCCTTTCTAGTCTAACCCTAAAATATGATGTACTATGGTGTATGCAAGAAGATTCTTGGCTGTTGTTGCTGTTGCTCTTGTCTTTTGGGTTGACCTCATAGCCATACCCATGTATTTCGTTATGACGGGAAGAAGCTACATAGAGGACTACAACCCTATCGCTGAGGCTGTCTTTGAGTTTATCATGACTGGTCGCTGGAACTGGAAGGATGATGGCAAAGATGAAGAGGAAAAGCTTTAATGGTGCGCTTCAAGCCTTGTGCCGTGCCTATCTTGGTAGGTTGCGGTACATGGCAAGGAAGCATGGGATAGATGTGGATGGGCTTATAAGTGCAAACAAGAAGGGTGAGTGTGAGGCTACCTTGAAGGAGGTGAGATGCTTTCAAGGTGTGTTGATGATGAAAGGCTTGCAAGGAAGGATGTTCCGAATGTCATCGGCAAAAGCTATCGCCAGTGTACCAATGATGGTACTTTTGAAAGGTTGAAGACATTGAGGCATGTTGGTATCTATTCCAAGGTTGGTGCATTGTTGCATAGGAATAAGAAATGATGGTTCAATTAAAGATATTTTAACTTAAAAATATCTAAAAAACTTTGCATATATAGACAACTTTAGTATTTTTGCAAGATAGAATTTGAATGCAGCGTGCGAGGCTGCAAATGTAATAAATTTATAACCCCTTTCAAGCTGGTGATACTCGCACTATCCCACTTGATTGGGGTATTCTTATTTGAAAGTGGAACAAAATAACAATAGATTCAACAAGGGAACAAGGTTTGGTTATGACCTGATAAAACATTCCTTGCAAGAATTAGGGTGTGGCCGTTCTATATTGGCAGACAAAAATGGAACTATAATATCAGGGAATGATGTCTACAAGGCCGCCAAGGAGTTGGGGAAAAGGATTTTGACCATTGAAACTGATGGAGATACATTAATCATAGTCAAGAGGACTGATGTTGATGCAGATGAAACAAAGGGCTTGGAACTTGCACTGGTTGATAACCTTGCCCAAGAGAAGAACTTGGATTGGGATGCTGATACATTGTGTTTGGCAATGCAAAAAAGACTGTCTTTTGACCCAAGAAAGTGGGGAGGTCATGAATGCCTTGTGAAAGAACTGAAAATTGAGGACTTATTTAAGGATGATGTTGTACCAAAGGTTAAGAAGTCTGGTAATAAGGAATTTGTATCAAATGAACAGTTGTCATTGTTTGAATAGATGGAACAGCTTCACTTGCCAGATAATATAAAGGTTCATTTTGCGGGTGCAGAAGATAGACACCATGCGCTTATCATGAAAGAAATGGGGATTTCCTATACACTATATTCTGCATTCCCTTTTATCTTTAAAAAAGTCTATGGGAAGAAAAACAAGCAAGACATGAGTGATGTCCCATCTTTCTTGTTCCAAAATTTTAACCATGTCATTCAAGACAGTGGTTTATATAGCCTTCTATTTGGAAGTTTTAAGGGGAAGGCTGAGAAGAAAGATGTTTATAAGTGGTATGATGCACTTGTTGATTGGACTATTGGACATGGACAGGGTGTTACTTGTGTGGAAGTTGATGCACAATCCATAATTGGAGTCGATGAGGTCTGGAATCTAAGGGAAAGGATGGTGAATGACCTGCCTGACAATAGAATCATCAATGTCTGGCACTTGGAAGATGGTCAGTATGGGTTGGATAGACTTATAGAATTTGCAGATTATATAGCCATAGGAGTCCCAGAATTGAAGGGTCTTGGATTTTTTGGTTATGTATCACCTCTTGCAAATTATATCAAAAGGAAGAAGCCGCAGATTGACATTCACTTGCTCGGTTGTACTGACAGCAATATGATAAGGAAATGCAGATATTGTTGCACAAGCAGTGACAGTTCATTTTGGATTCATCCTATAAGATATGGGCACTTGTTATATGAAAAGGTTTCATTCCTTGACACTCCCAAAATTGCCAAAATGATAGGAGTTGAACACTGGAATAATATATGTGACAGTTATGACCATGAAGAGAATAATAGGATAGCCTGCGCATCAATAGAGAAAGAAAAGAGGCTGTATGAAAAAAATGCCGGGAATCAAGATTATAAAAACTGACAGTTATTTAATATATAATATATGGAACAGTTACATTTGCCGCAGAATATAAAAATCCACTTCGCTGGAAGTGAAAATATAAGTGATGCAAGAATACTTAATGAAATGGGCATAAACTACACTCTATATTCAGCATTCCCGTTTATAGAGAGGAAAATATCCAAAGATAAGGATTCCTATGAAGTCCCAAACTTTCTTGCACCAAACATGAAGCATGTCATTCAGGATAGCGGATTGTTCAGTATGTTATTTGGGAAATATAAAGGGAAAGTAAAGCCTGAACTTGTATTTAAGTGGTATGATGCACTCATAGAGTGGACATTGGGTCATAATAACCCTATAACTTGTGTGGAGGTTGATGCCCAGGCAATTATAGGTGTAGAGGAAACATGGAAGCTGAGAGAGAGAATGAGGGCAGACCTTCCCCATAACCGTATTATCAACGTGTGGCACTTGGAAGATGGGCTTAGTGGACTAGATAGGATGATTGAGTTTTCCAGTTACATTGCAATAGGACTCCCAGAACTAAGGAGTGCGGGAAAGTCGGACTATGCCTTGCCTATTGCAAGATACATAAAGAACAAGAACCCCGACATAGACATTCATCTGCTGGGTTTTACTGACTTTGCACACATCAAAAAATTTAATTTCTGCACAAGTTGTGATTCGATAACATGGTTGTCTGCCAGACGGTTTGGAGAGATAGACAATTTTTATAGGACTGAGAATCTTGACACGCAGAAAGTAAAAAGAATGGTAGGTTGCGAAAGGTATGAATCAATTAAGAGTGGAAAGGAAATCCCAACCAATGCAATGTGTGTAAATCTGGAATGGTGGAAACATAAGACTCAAAAGATATGTGGTCAACAAGATTTTAAATGGATGTATAACTAATAAATTTTTATTATTATGAAAGATTCAGTAATTATTTTAAGTGGTGGCATGGATAGTGTTACACTTCTATATGACAAGAAAGATGAAATAGCTCTTGCCATCACATTTGACTATGGGAGCAATCACAACAAAAGGGAATTGGAATATGCAAAATACCATTGTCGACAGCTTGACATTGCACATATTGTCATCCCACTTGATTTTATGGGAAAGTACTTCAAATCATCACTTTTGGATGGGGCAGAAGCAGTTCCAGATGGACACTATCAGGATGAAAACATGAAATCTACAGTTGTTCCATTTAGGAATGGGATAATGTTGAGCATAGCATGCGGCATAGCTGAAAGCAATGGACTTGGAAAGGTTCTCATTGCCAATCATTCAGGCGACCATTCAATCTATCCAGATTGTCGTCCGGCATTTATTGAATCAATGTCAAAGGCAATGGAGTATGGCACATATAAAAATGTCAAAATATATGCACCATATACTTCAATCACCAAGACTCAAATAGCCATGATAGGAAAGAATCTGGGCTTGGATTATTCAAAGACATATAGTTGTTACAAAGGTGGTGAAAGACATTGTGGAAAGTGTGGAACTTGTATTGAGCGTAAAGAGGCATTACATGATGCAGGTATAATAGACACAACAAAGTATGAGTCATGAAGATAGTATTGATTTCTTGTGTAAAACAAAAAATTGGAATTGCAAGCAAGGCAAAGGATATGTATGTTTCAAGCCTATTTAAGGGAATGTATTCTTATGCAAAATCCCTTAACCCTGACAAAATCTACATTCTTTCTGCCAAATATGGACTGTTGGAAGAGAATGAAGAAATAGAGCCATATAATGAAACCCTTCTTACCAAAAGCCAACAAGAAAAAGAAAAATGGTCAAAAGGTGTGTTGAAAAGCCTGCAAGACAAAGGGTGCGATTTTGCAAATGATGAATTTGTGATTCTGGCAGGGTCAGTATATAGGAAATATCTTGTAAGATATTTTAAAAAATATACCATTCCGATGGAAGGCATGGGAATTGGCAAACAGTTAAAATTTTTAAGAAACAAAAAGGATAGACAACTATGTATTACATTTCCAAAAAATTAGAGATTGCAGCGTGTCATCACCTCAATCTAAGTTATACGAGTAAGTGTGAAAACCTTCATGGTCATAATTGGCACATTACTATATATTGCAAGGCAAAGGAATTGAACCAAGATGGTATGGTCATAGATTTCAAACATATAAAGGATAAGATTCATGGTTATCTTGACCATGGCAACCTCAATGAGCTGCTTCCATTTAATCCTACTGCCGAAAACATTGCCAGGTGGATTGTTGACCAGATACCTCAATGTTACAAGGCAAGTGTGCAAGAAAGTGAAGGTAACATAGCTATATACGAGGAGGATTAGTTATGAAAGTCAATGAAATTTTTTACTCTATCCAAGGGGAAGGGTATCATACGGGTACTCCAGCCATTTTTATTCGCTTGTCCATTTGCAACCTCAAGTGTCCATTTTGTGACACTGACTTTTCAAGATATGATGAAATGACCGATAATGAAATCATCTGCGAGGTTAAGTCATGTTCCAATGAATGTAAATTTGTAGTCATAACTGGTGGTGAACCTACTGTTCAGGACTGCACACACCTAATTGACTTGTTACACTCGAATGGGTATTATGTGGCAATGGAGAGCAATGGGACACACAACCCTCCTTTTAACTTGGACTGGCTGACAGTAAGTCCCAAAAAGCCATTTGTTGGTATTACTGGTGAGCCTAAAGTAGATAAGGCTAGTGAGGTTAAGGTTGTGTTTGATGGTGTTCATAAAGTCGCGGATTTTGGTATAGTTGCCAAACATTATTACATCCAACCTTGTGATACTGGAGATGAATACAAGAACAAAGAGATTATAAATAAATGTGTTGAATTTATAAAACAAAACCCAAAATGGAAACTGTCACTACAAACTCAAAAGATATTGAACGTGCGGTAAGAATGTTGTTGACTGCCATAGGTGAAGACCCAGATAGAGAAGGTCTTGTGGGCACACCTGATAGAATAGCGCGTATGTATGCCGAGATTTTCCGTGGTTATGACCCATCACAAAAGCCAAAGATAACCACATTTGCAAACGACATGGAGTCTACTGATATGGTCTTTGATACTGGCGACTATTATTCCATGTGTGAACATCACATGATGCCTTTCTTTGGCAAGTACTACTTTGCATATATACCTAAAAAGGATGGAAGAATCCTTGGTATCTCAAAGATAGCAAGAGTTGTCAATTATTGTGCTGCAAGGTTACAACTGCAAGAACGACTGGCACATGATATTGTAAAGATGCTCACTGAAGCCTTAGATGGTCAAGTTGAAGGCATGGCTATTGTAATGCGTGGCACTCACTTATGCAAGACAATGCGTGGTGTCAAGAATAATGGTTCAATGACAGTGGCACATTTGTCTGGTGTGTTTAAGGAAAATCCTGATACAAGAAGTGAGTTCTACAAGCTTATAGACCAAGCCAAATAGTTTGTGTATTTTATTTTTGCCTATCAACCATGTGTTGAAAAGGTTACGAAACCGTAGATGATGCGGTTTTTGAAGAAAAGCAGCCGTAGGGCGTGAGCAAGCCAGCTACTTGCAAGGCTGCAAGTGAAAGTTTTGTGTACGTCTTTCATTCGCCCATTTTTTAGATAAAACGGCACATAACGATTTAAAGTACACAAATAGTATGGCATTACAAGTTACTACGGATGGGCAAGCAGAGCATATTGCAACCATCCTAAAATGCAAAGACCTAGACTTTGGCGGGTTGCCAGTTGATAGGTTGCAAGTGAGTGAAGATTTTTTCATATCCTTCGACCAGATGGCAGAGATTGTAGACTATCTTAGGGCACAAGTGCCTAACAAGGAACTTTTTGAAGAGTGCTGGGTTGCCTACAAGCGCAAGGGCAGCAAGAAAAAGTCATTGGAGTATTGGAAGAAGCTTTCCGAAAGGGAAAAGGGCGGTGTGCTAGCCCACATCAAGGCTTATGTTTCAAGCCGTGAGATACAGTACCAGAAGGATTTTGAGCGTTACTTGCGTGACAAGGTTTTCAAGACCGTGGTATATGCAGACAACAAGGTTGTGTATGACCCTGACAAGCGTGAAAAGGGCAAGGAGGAAACCTATATGCCTATATGTGACGGTGCATTATGCTGGAGTGAAATGCTTGGCTGCTATATATACCTTGGATATTGGGATAGGAATGAGCCTATTGCAGATGGGTATGATGATGAGTCAAGACCCAACGGTGCTTTGATAAAGCTTAACAACGGGCGTGGCGTTATAACTTGGAATAGTGAATCTATGAAATGGGAAAAGTATGATTGAACTTGACAAGATATACAATGGCGACTGCTTTGAACTCATTGGCGAATTGGATGACAAAAGCGTTTCGCTGATGGTCACCGACCCGCCTTACTTGTTCGACAACGGGCGTTGGCACACAAGTGCAGCGATGGGTACTAGAACCCTTCTTGGAAAGGGCAGCATATTCGATACTGGGGATATGATTTACAACCAGATGTCGAAGTTCGGGGTTGAGGATATTAGGCGATTTCTTGATTTGGTTCTTCCAAAGTTCAAGATACCTAATATGTATATTTGTTGCAGTGACACGCAAGTTCCCATATATGGCATGTGGGCACGTGAGAATGGGCTGCATTTCCAGATACTTACTTGGGAAAAGCCGCTTTCGGTCATAAACAAGAACCGATTCAGCACGAATGCCGAGTATATATGCCGTATATACGATTTCGGCACTGCGCTGAACAAGATAACCCCAAATGAGGTCTACAACAAGGTTATCCACGTCCCGACCGAAAAGGACAAGCTGCACCCTACGGCAAAGCCAGTGGAACTTTTCCAGCGGCTTGTTATGCTTTCATCGAAAGAGGGCGAACTCGTCATAGACCCTTTCTGCGGTAGCGGAACATTGGCGATAGCCGCATACAAGACTGGAAGAAGGTTCGTATGTATAGAGAAGGAAAAGAAGTATTTTGACGTTTCTTGCGAAAGGCTGCAAAGGGAACGTATGCAATTAACGCTGTTTTAATTTATTTTTTTATATTATATGGAATTGGATAAGATATACAACATCGATTGTTTTGAAGGCATGAAGTCAATACCAGACGGTAGTGTTAATCTCATTGTTACCGACCCGCCCTATATAGTAAGCAAAAGTGGAGGTGGCAGTGTGAACAAGGTAAAGAAACTCGACAAATCCCTTGAGGGCCTTGATGATGCTGGATTGCGGATGGGTTATGACATCGAGGCGTTTGCAAGGGAGGTAAAGCGTCTGCAAGGAGGTGGGATAAATGCCTATTTCTGGTGCAACAAGGCGCAGATAGCGGACTATTTCAAGACTTATGTGGAAGGAATGAAATGCAAGTATGAGATAATATGCTGGCACAAGCAGAACGCATTGCCGACCTATTTCAACAAATATCTTAGCGACACCGAGTTCTGCCTATACTTTCACACTGGCGGCTTCACGCATCCTAAAAGCTATGAGGATGCAAAGACCTATGAGGTTGGCTATATAAACCACGAGGATAAGAAGAAATGGGGGCATCCTACCATAAAGCCAGTAGAAATCATCAGGAGGCTTATACGGAACAGTTCAAAGGAAGGGGATATTGTCCTAGACCCGTTTATGGGTAGCGGTACAACAGCCGTTGCCGCTATGAAGGAACAGCGGCACTATATCGGTTTTGAACTATATCCCGAATACTACAAGATTGCCTTGAAGCGGATTAGCACCGAGGAAACGCAATTAAGTTTGTTCTAGGAATCGTTATAAATAAGATATAAAGCATGGATTACATTATAGAAAAACATTTTACAAGGAAATATGTAGTAACGGATATTGCACGTTTGTTGAAATTTGAAACCTTTGTCGAAGGACGGAAAGGGTTGCGTAATACGCCACATTCTTGCTTTCGTTGTGGTCACAAGTTTAATCTTGATGAATACACTTACCTTGGCATTGTAAAGGGTGACAAGAATAGGATATTTTGCAAGTCATGCGCAGAACTTATTGCAGATATAATTGGCAAAGAAAAGATTAGCGAATTATGTACGAAATAGATAAAGAACAAATAAGGCAATGGTGGTCAGTGTTCAACCAAGACTATGAATTGGTTGAGATACGGCTTTTGGGCAAGAATACCTATAGTGGCTATTTTACCGATATAGAAATGCTTATAGCAAGCCTAGAACCATTCTTGGATGCCAACAATGCGCAATACTATGGAAACCTTCAGGCTTACTTCACGTTGAACAAGATAAATGAAGACCTATATAGCCGTGAGCAGAGGGATGTATTCATAAAGAAGCCAAAGTCCACTACAACTGATGGCGATATTGTCCGAAGGAGGATGATACTTATAGACCTAGACCCTAACCGTGCCGCTGGCATAAGTTCCAGTGATGAGGAAATGGAAAGGGCACACCTCAAAGCCGTTGACTTGTATCGCTACTTGATTAAGGAGGGTTTCAAAGAGCCATTGATTACAAAGAGTGGAAACGGATGGCACTTGTACCTGCCTTGCGATATGCCCAATGATGATGAGCACAATGAACTTGTCAAGAGGTTCTTGCAGTCCTTAGGCAAGATGTTCAGTGACGGTGGCGTGGAAATAGACGAAAAGGTATTCAACCCAGCACGTATAGACAAGCTGATAGGCACATGGGCAAAGAAGGGTGCTAATAGTAAGGAAAGACCTTGGCGAATGGCTAGGATAGTCAAAGTTCCTTTGGATATGTCGCCAAATGATGATGCCTTGTTTAGGAAGGTGGCAGACCTATTGCCAAAGGAAGAGCCTAGGGTGTTGCCGAACCAACAACGTAGGATGGCTTATTCAAACAACCAACCTTTTGACCTTGTTGGATGGTTGAATGCACATGGCATAAGGTATAGGGAAAAGCGAAGTGGGGACAGTACGTTGTATGAACTCGAGGAATGCCCTTGGATAGACCAGCATAGTGATAGGAAGAAATGGGACAGTGCGTTGTTTGTTGATGCACAAGGCAAGATTACCTTCAACTGTACCCATTCGCATTGCAAGGGGAAGACTTGGCATGATGTAAGGCTAAAGTATGAGCCTGATGCCTATGATAAGCCAGTGTATGTACCGCAAGCCATGATGTATGCGCAAAGGCAATATGTTCAGCAACAAAAGCCGAAGTATGAGATAAAGGATGAGTTGCCCGAACTTGGCAAGAAATGGCTTTGCATGTCGGACATCAAGAAAGTAGACCTTTCAGCAATCCCACGTTACAAGACTGGCATAACGCAGATGGATAGGCTTATGCTTGGTCTTGCAGAGGGTGAGGTTACTTTGATGTCTGGAGGAAATGCCAGTGGAAAGTCATCTTTCATAAATACCTTGGTGTGCAATTTCTTGCAACAAGGGGCAAAGGTAGCCTTATGGTCAGGTGAGTTTGAGCCGCCTATCCTAAAGGCTTGGGTGCAGATGGTGGCTGCGGGAAAGAACAACCTACGCCTTTCCACCTATGGCGATGGCAAGTACTATGTGCCTAACAATATCGGGGAAAGGATAGACAAGTGGATGGAAGGAAAGTTCTTCATTTTCAACAACAAGTACGGTTCGGTGTGGAAGGAGGTATTCCATGATATGACCCTACTGCTTTCCGTTGGCGTGAAGATGTTCATTCTTGACAACCTTATGTCCTTGGATATTGACCTTTTGGATGGTGACAAGAACGGCAAGCAGAAGGAACTGATTTTGCAGATTAAGGATTTTGCAAAGAAGAACGATGTTCATGTCATCCTTGTAGCCCATCCAAGGAAGTCTATGGCATTCCTTAGAAAGAATGATATATGCGGTACTAGTGACCTTACCAATGTGGTAGACAATGTACTAATATGCCATCGTGTGAATCAGGATTTCTTCAAGGCTGGTGCTGAGTTCTACGGGCAAGGGTACATACAGCAGTTCCAAGGTTTCGGCAATGTGGTTGAAATATCAAAGAACCGAATGTATGGCGTTGTTGATGTCCTAGTTGGCATGCAATATGAGATAGAAAGCCGTAGGTTCAAGAATGATGAGAATGAAAACATACAATATGGATGGGAACAAGAACCAATAGAGGGCACTATAGGGCTTGATTATGGCAATGGTGGGCAACAATACCGCCAAGGGCAAGAAAGTGGCTTACAAGCCAAAGAAATGGCTAATACGGGCTTTCATCAAAGCAATGCTACAAGTGATATGCCTTTCAGTGCCCCATCCGAGGATTGTCCTTTCTAACTAAACTAATTAATAAAAGATATTATGGCAGAGGAATTACAAAAGAAAATAGACCGTGCTATTAAGTTAATACAAAGTGCAAGTAAAATAGCCAACAAGAATGGACAAAGAGAAATAGCACTAGGATATTCGGGTGGGAAGGATAGTGATGTTATTCTTGAACTTGTAAAAATGAGTAAAGTTCCTTATAAGGCTGTGCATTTAGTTACCACCATTGACCCAGTTGGCACAATTAGACATGCTATTGACAATGGATGTGAAATTAACAAACCTCAAAAGACTTTCTTAGAACTAATAAAGGAAAAAGGATTCCCATCAAGAAAGAGGCGTTTTTGTTGTCGAATACTTAAAGAGCGTTACATTGCTGATTATATGGTGTTTGGCATTCGTGCTGATGAAAGTTATAAAAGAAAAGCATTATATAAAGAGCCAGAGAAATGCTATGTTTACAACAAGAAAGAAAAAACAAGACAGTATTTCCCCATTCTAGAGTGGACAAAAAAAGATGTCTTTGATTTCATTGAGGAAAGACACATAAAGTGTCATCCACTTTATTATGATGTAGAAGGTAATTTCCATGTAGAACGTAGGCTTGGTTGTATTGGCTGCCCTTTAGCATCTCACAAAAATAGGCTAAAAGAGTTTAAAGAACATCCAAACATGGTTAAATTATATGTTCGTGGGGGGGGGCAATACATTGATACTCACCCACTTAGCAAAATGGCTAAGCTTGTCAAGGATGGATATGAGTTTTTTTGTTTTGATGTTTTTTGTGAAGGGTCTAATGTTCGTTTTCAACAAATGTTTGGAAAAAACTTGTTTGATAATGGAATAAATTGTAAGGAATTTCTGGAAAATTATTTTAACATTAAATTTAAATAGTTAAAAAACATTTAAAATTTATGCCAAAGTTTGTATATTCAAAATTAAGTGATAACTTTACAACGAAAACTTAGTGTTAAACCATTTTATTTTAATTTTTAGTGATTATGAAAGAAAATGTAAAGAATTGCAAGGCTGCGGAAGCCTTGGTTGATGAATGCACAAAGAAGGGCGACACTTGCCTTGTGCTGTATGTAAAGAAGGATAGTGACAATGGTTTCGTTGGCTTTACTGGCGACCAGAAAGAATTGAGCGATGCCTTGTATAGTGCGGTGTTCCACAAGTCTTGCACAAGTGATGCAAAAGCACAAACCATAGGTATTGCTAATTCCTTCTTGAATGCCATAATGCACACGTTGGCAGATGAGGATGATGATGTATGCACAAAGTTCAATGACATCATGATACACGTTGCCGAGTCTGCACTTGCACTAAAGAAGAAGCGCACCATTGAAAAGATATGCAAGGAAGCGGACTTGGATTCAAGTGATAACATCATCCTTGCAATCCTAGATTCAATTTTTGACATTGATGAGGTGCTTAAAAAGTCAAAGGGAAAGAAGAAATGAGCGATGTATATAAGCAGGAAACTGGCGGCACACACTATCTTGGATTGGCAATAACCCCAGTGGAATATGCCATGAGAAATAGGCTTGATGCTTGCCAGTTCTCAGTTGTAAAATATGTGACACGTTTTCGTGAAAAGGGTGGCAAGGAAGACTTGGAAAAGGCAAAGGACTTCATTGACATGCTTATCAATTCCGAATATGGAGTGAAAGGGGAATAGGAGATGGCAGACATTCAAGTTACTGGTTTCATAAACAATATAAAGTATCTCCCAGATGCCGTACTTGTTTTTGTAGATGAGTACAAGAAAGGGTACAAGAAACCCAATGGGGACATTGTGGATGACAAGTACCTTTCTTGGAAAGTCATCTTCAAGAACGGCTTGCGCAACTACATAAACAAGTTCTTCAACACTGGGATGCTTGTGACCGTGAAAGGCGAGGCACTTCCCTATGCCATTGAAAAGGAAACCTTGGTTGACGGATATTCCTTCATAGGGCAGACCTTGAACATAGCAAGCTATCCAAGGGCTAGTGTAAAGCAAGAGCAAAGGATGGTAAAGGAAAGCTTGCTGCACTCCAGCGGAACGCCTGACTTGGATGGCTACAATGAACCAGATTTCTAGTTGAACAATAAAATAAAAGGGATTATGGCAAAAGAAAAAGAACCTATGACTTTGGAAGAAGAGGTATTGTACCTCCGTAGGCAAAATGCAGCCCTACGTGGTATAAACAATTCCTTAAAGGAACGTGTGGAACACTACAAGAGTCTTGACCTTGAGGGCGATGTGCTATATGAGGGAAAGATAAGTGAGGTGGAGGAATTGGAAAAGATGGTAAAGGGCTTGAATGATAGGCTCTACCATACGGAACGTGCTTTCATGGCTTCGATGGATAAGCAGAAGAAGTCCATTGAGGAAATGAACATCTTAAAGACAAGGAATGATGCCTTGAGCAAGGAATTGTTCAGGTTGAAGGAAAAGAAGCCTTGGTACAAGAGGATTTTCTAGCTTTGAATTGTTTCTTTCCATGTTATTATTTATATAGTGTTTAACGTGAAATGCCACCGAACCCAAGCAAAGGTCAAGTGGCATTTCTTTTTATATATGAAAGAAAACACTACAATATCGGTGCATCAAGCGTGTGTAGGGTTATAGTTCCCATAACCCAAGAATCATCCCCACGTTGCAGCTTTATGGTTGTGGGCTTGTATTCCTTTAGGCAGATGCAGTGAACATATTTGTTGCCCACATAGGCTGACTTTATCCACACGTCACTCCCAGTCATATAGTCCCTGAACAAGTCATGTTGTTGCTGGACATCAATCTGCCCCGTTGCATATTTCTGCCTTACAATGAAAGTGATGTCCAAGTCCACATTCTCACGCACCACAACTGGGTTGTCATTCTCATCCGTTGTTGTTATCAGGAAATCCTCTTCTTGCTCGTTTATCCATTGTGCAGTATATATGTTCACTGGCTTTCCCTTAGCAAGAAACCCGTCAACCTTCAATATCCTCAATCCGTCAAACAATGTGGTTACATCGGTAAACTCCCCATTGCTTCTTTTCTTGACGAAATACTTGTTCTTCAAATCTTGTGCCATTTTCCAAAATTATAATCTAAGTTCCTTTTCAAATACCTTCACATCCCCAAGGCAATACTTGCCTATTTCGACCTTTGCCTTTTCGCCATACTTGTAGACCCTTACCTTGCTTACCTCATCCATATCATCAATGATTACCTTGCTATCGTCAAATAGGTAGATTGTCGGGTTGTTGTACCCTTCGCCTACCAAGTGTATGGTTGAACTGTTACTTATGTATAGGATAGGGCATTTTGTTTGAGGTATTATAGTCCTTACGCCTATACACCACATAATGTTTGAAACATCAGTCTTTATATCTAAGTCTTTTTTATAGTTCCAGTCAATATAAAGCCCGTATGTGTAACCTTCAACACCTTCAACATTCTTGACGATATAGCCGTTGATATAATCTTTAAAGTTTTCCTTGATATAGTTTTTGGTCAAACCAAGACCTTGGTAGCATGCAGTAACAAGATGTGGAATGCTTTGTTGCTGCATGGCAAATCTTACTAGCTTTTCTTTATTATTGCCACAAGTTTGCCAAGCTTTCCTATATTCATCGCAAAGCTTTTGACCTCCTATTTTGCCAAGTATAGAGTTTTTTTTGTATTCTAAAAGTTCATCCATATTAGTCCGTTATTTCTACTTCATAATTTAAAAGCGCATTATATACTTTTTTAGTGATTTTACCTTGTTCAAAATAAAGAGTTGCAACATCTTGAATGTGTGATTCTTTTGCTGCCTTGTATGCTTGAAAGGCATCTTGTGGCGTAGGGTAATAGCCAAGATTTACATCTTCTCCATTTTTATGAAATTTTGCAGAATAATATATATATTTACCATTCCTTATTGATTTGTAAACACCAATAGGGTATTTACCCCTACACATTTTTTTGTTTAATAAAAGTTTGTTTATCTCTTGTGGTATATAACAACAAGTGTCTGGTGCATATTTCTTATTCCCTTTTATGAGTATATCTTTGTCAAGGCAATATCCGCTAATGTGATTATCTTCAAACCATTTTTTAAAGTTTGAGAAGCATTTCCATTCTTCACAAACATAACAATCACGGTACGTTGGGTATAGTTTTAAATTGTTCTCATTATAACACCTTTTTAGCATTTCATACCAATCTCGATAAGCTTCTCTGCTAAGTTCATTTGTGTTAATAGAATAATCAACATCCAATTTCCCAACACCGAACAGTAGTTTGCGTTCATAAAACTTTGGTTCTTTTTTGCGTTCATGGTCACAATCAGGACATCCATGATGGTGGTAATGGTCGCATGGTGTCATCCAAAAAATGCCATGCTTGTTACACTCTATTGGCACTTCTTTGGAAGCCCCTTTAAACGCTTGTGGGGTGATGTGTCTATAATTATACCTATCCCCCCATGTTTTGTTGAATAACAACAAAACTTCTTCTAAAGTCTTCTTTTTCATAAAACTTACCCTTTCTAATTCTTGCCCTATGTAAATAGGAAAGGGCGGGGCAAGCTTCGCCCTTATCATCGGGTGGCCAGACCCGACTATTCCTATTACAAAGATACACAAAATACTAAATGTTTCCAAATTTTTTAAGTATTTAACTAAGAAGTTCTACCCTAATGCCTTGACCACTAGGTGTAGTCCATCCCTCCATCATTGACTGTATTGACTGCATAACAATATAGTTGTTTTGTAGCTGTAGTAACATTTGTGAAGATACCCCAAGCTGCACATCAAGTTCAAACCCTAGTATTGTGTCACGAATTTGGGTAAGCACACCGCTTTGTAGGTACACTTGCTGCGACATTCCGTTCATATAGGCTTCTATTGCCCCAGCCGTGTCCTCGGTAATGCCTTGTATGCCTTGTTGTAAAGCTGACAAGTTCTTGTTTGTCTCGCTATCGACTCCATAAGCAATATCAAGTGCTCCATAAAGGTTTGTCAAATCTTGATTGATTTGTTCTGCAATAGATTTGTCACCTATAAGGCTTTTTATCCGCTTTAATTCATTCATTGTGATTTCAGCACCACCTTCTGATTTCTCACTTGTCATTTCATCGACCGTATCAAAGATTCTTTGGAGGCGTTTTGAAACAAGGTATGATGCAACAGATTTGGCAATCATATTGTCTATCATGCCATCGAATTTCTTGTTAAGAGCATCCATTGTATCTTCGCCTTGTCGCCAAGCAGCTACCCAAGTACTAACAAAATCTTCTGCTGCCGATTTTATGTCATTCCCTAATAATGTGCTTGTTATTTCTGCCGCGAGGTCTTTGATTTCATTCCTTGCATCGGTTATTTGTCCTCGTAATTCCTTAATTCTATCTTCATCCCGTCTTTTACTGCTTCTTGATTGTTCCAGTTGGAGTTGTCTTTCCAGTTCGACGAGTTGTAATTTTTTGTTTTCTACCGCTGCCCTACGTGCCTTTATTTCAGCATTTCCAAGAGAATCATCTATGGCAGCAGAAAGGTTCTTGTACGCATTTTCAAGGTCTTTTACGGTGCGCTCGGACTCTTTTATTTGCTTGTTTATTTTTTCATTCTTTGCATTTGAGAAAGTATTGAATACCGAAATGATGCTATTGACGGTATCTCCCATAGCACCTGCCACATTTCCACTTTTTAGGTTTTCCCAACCAGACATGGCATAATTGTCGAATTTCTTAAATCCTTCCCAATAGGCATTGCTTATCTTGCTGTCTTCATTCCTAACTGAATCAAGTTCGTCAATAACAGAACCGATTGCTTGAACCGTTTGGTGTACGTTCTTGATAATCGTGTCTATTACGGCTACAGCACTTGCAAATCCTCCTGCGCCTTGTTGCATTCCTTGCCCTGCTTGGCTAACGGCATCTCCAAGACCTTTCATATTTCCTCCAAACTTGTTCATAAGCGATGTAAAATCCATATCGCCACCATTTCCATTGCTAAATATGCTGCCCATTGACTGCAAGAAATTCTTATCCTTATCATCAATAGTACCTTTTATAGAAATGCTTTCCCCAATGGCTTCAATCTCTTGACCAGTTTCTTTGGCTTTTTGAATAAGTTTGTCGAAGCCTCCACTAAGGTAATTAGTCCAAAGTGAAGATGATTCAGTAAGCTTGTCAAATTGACTTTCAAGTGCCTTTATTTCCCTTCTGAATTCCGATACTGTAAGACCACCATCTTTGAATGCCTGAATGATTCCTTGCTTTATTTTTGCCTTTATAGCGAGTGCATCTTTTGATGTTAATGTATCAATGGCATTAAAGAATCTTTCATAGTCGGTTGTCTTTTTTAGGGCATCAAAAGACGCTTTTGCTGATTTTATCCTTGCTGCATTTTCTATTGCTTCCTTGGCATTGATGTATTCTTTTGTTTGCCTCAAAGCCTCGGTATTGTAGATACTGTTCAACTGTAGCAAGGCATTATTCTTTTCTTTTTCTATTTTTTCAATTTGTTGTTGTTGGTCGCCATATTCACTGATGTAATCATCAATCATTTTTTGGGTGTCAAGAAAAGTTTTCTTTACCATTTCCCTTGCATCGTTTTGTTTACTTGTAAGGGTCTTAACAGGGTCGCTATTGGGGTCAACGTTAGTATCTTTAACCCACTTGTTTATGTCGGTCTTTAGAATGTCAAACGGTGTGTTGAATTTACCCTTTAGTTGTTTGTCTATTTCATCTTGGTATTTGTCTACAAGTTGTCCTACCGTGTGTGGCATTTCGGATAACATTTCTGGCGTTATGCCAAACATATCGGTAAACATATTGCCGAGTTCGGGATTTGCATCAAGTTCAATGGCTAACTCGTATTCATCCTTCAACTTGCCAAGTTCGTTATTTAAACCATCGGTAATCTTCTTGTAGTCTACCTTTGTGATTTCCTCATTGATGTTTGATATGGCTTTTTCAAGAACCTCTATACCCTTTGCATTTCCTAATCCAGCAGCCATAGCAAGCAAGCCTTGATAGTAAGAACGTAGGTCACGCAAGTCCATATTTGCAAGTTCCTTGCCACTCTTGGTTGTCTTGATACCATATTGGTTCAATGTAGCATTTGTGCTTGCAAGTGTCCTTGCATATTCATCCGTAGCCTTTGTTATTGAGGTTTGGGCATCAACACCTATCTTTTGATAGTCCTTGTATTTCTTTTGGATGTTAGTTATTATTTCAACCTCTTTTTGCAAAGCCTTGCCAAGAACATCTTCCGTGCTAGTCCGTTTTGTTGTTGTTTTTTTCGCAACCTCTGCCGTTTGACCGAACAATTCCAAAAGATTTGTCCGTTGCCCGATTTCCGTGTTTGCTTCATCTATCCTTTGTTTAGCCCACGCACTATTGTCTTTAGAATAGGTTTCAATATCTCCTTTCAATTTTTTTATTGCGTCTTGTTGCCTTTTAACCCATTCTGGCAAATCCTCGTTTTGGTTCGGTAGAAAAGAAGCATTTCCAAAGTCAAGTACTTTAGATGCGTTTTTTATTCTCTCATTTACTTGGTCTTGTAAATCAGTAAGTCTTTGAACATTGAAAGCCAAACCGATATTTATGCGCAACTTGCTTGCGTCGGCAACCATACCCTCTACGGCCTTGTAATACCAAGGCATAGTTTCTTGGAAATACTTTAAGTTCTTATCAATGGCTTCTTGTTGTGCTGGGGATAGGTCTTCTTTGTAGTTTCTAATCCAATCTTCATTTATATCTCCGAATGCAGAATGATAGTGGCTTACTAATCTTTCTAAAAACATATTCCACAAGGATTCATTCTTGTCAACAGTGCCATTTGTAAGTTCGTACATCCTCTTGTCTAGTTCAATGTCAAATAACTGTGCAAGTTCCCCTTTTATCTCAGGATTTTGCATCTTTATTTGCATCTTGATGCGTTCAAGTATTTCTCTTACTTGTTTTGGGTCTTCTATTCCATGAATTTGCAAGAAATTGTTAATGCTTTCAGCTGTTACATCAAGCTCTTTTCGGAACTCAGCTGCATCTTTAATAGCCGAAGCACTGATTGATTCGATGTTAGGCTCGTTAAATTCTGCTATAGCATCTTTGTAATCTTTCAAGTCGCTAACTAGACCTTCCCTAAATATGCCAAACCACCCGTAGTCTTGTGTGACGTTGATAGTGTTGTCTTTTAGGTCTTGCAATGCAGCTTGGGACTTTTGTATGCTTTCCACATAGTCAAAGCCTTTTGCCACACGTTCATTTACATCTTCTATTTGCCAAAGTTCCCCAAGAAGGTTGTTTGCTGAAATTGCAGACGTGTTTATTTGTTCTTCAAGTGATTGCCAAGCTTTCTCCCCTTGTTCTGCTGAAAGTGTGCCCTTTTCTGCTGCTTCTCTTGTGGCTTGGTTTCCCTTGTTCATCAAGTATTCTATATTTGAACTAGAAGCCTCTCCTGCACCCTTCTTGATTTCTTGGTTCAACTCTGCAACTTCTTCCCTTGCCCTTTTTGATTGTCCTATAAGGTCGGTAATTGCGAATATACCAGCAAATACCCAAGTCCAAGGATTAAGAAATAGAGCCTTGAATGCAGAACCGAGTGAAACAACAACACCCCTTAATGTAGTCGCCAAACGTGCAGTTGAAACAAAGTGTGCATTCAATGCACCGAATGCTGGCATCATGCCAAGTTGTGTGGCTTTTAGGAATATGAATGATAAACCTAAATTCTTGATTACACGTGCAATAGACTCCCAATTTTGGAACAACACCTTCAAGCCTTTTACTGGCGTTGTTAAAAGTCCTTGGTTCGCCTTACCAACCTCATTAAGCATATTGTTATAGGCAAGTGTAAGGTTTGCCATTTGAACACGTAGGGTTTCGGCTTGCTTTGCTTGGAAATCAAAGAACTTTCCACCCTCATCGGTAGCCTTGTTCAAGACGGTCATTACATCAGTGTAGGAAACCATCTTCTTGCTCATTCGGTCATACACATCTCCAGTGCTGACAACCTTACCTTCAAGTTCGGTGTAGTAGTCGGAAAGCAACTTTACAACTGGTAAGCCAGCATTTGCAAAGTCGCGGGCATCACGTGCCGTAAGAACCGTTTGCGCCCTAATCTGCCCAAGGTTGTATGTCAGTCGCTCCATTGGTACACCCAATGCTGCGGAAAGGTCTGCAAGCCTTCTTGTAGTGTCAACAACCTCCTTTGCCGAAAAGTTGTATGCCGTAAGTTGTTTTGCAGCACCAGCCAACTCCATAAGTGTGAACGGTGACTCTATAGACATTGCGTTCAACTCTTGGAATATCTTTGAACCTCTTTCAAAGGAATTTATGAGCACACCTAAAGAACGCTCCAGAAGTTCATATTGACCACGGATTTCATACACTTGCTTTGTGAAATTTGTTATAGCACCAAGTGTAAGGGCGTAGACTATACGATTTCGTATGTAGCCGAATGACTGGGCAAGATAGTTGTTTGACTTTGTTTGTTGGATGCTTTGCCCTAACAGTTGCGCTTGAAGCCTTTTTAGCCTTTGGTATTCATCGCCAAGTTTCTTAACCTCGATGGTATTGTTGGGGTCAACGGAAACATTCTTCAATGCTTTCATTTTCTTGGCAACGGCATCAACGCTTTTTTCTTGCATTGCCATAACTTCCGAAAGTGTTCTTCTTTCAGTGGTTTCCTCTTTAAATTGCCTTTGCAGTTCCCTATGCTTGTTTACAGCCTCTTGTGCTTCTGCTGTCCCTCGATGCTGCTCAAACACCACTTGTTTTTGAAGATTGACTTGTTCGTTGAGTGCGCCTATAGTGTCATCATCATACTTTTTTCTTCCACCTCCACCTCCTCCAAAACCTCCAGTGCCAGAGGATTGCGCCTTTACCATAGCATCAAAGGATTGCGACATCTTCTTCCAAGCCTCTTGCATAAGGTCAACGCTAACATTTTGGCTAATGGCAAAGTTTTTCATGGCATTGGTCATCTTATCCATAGCTTGTTCAAAGGTAAGTGCCATTTGAGTAGACTTGTTAGCCACGTCATTAACAAGCGAGTCGATAGCCTTTCTTAATTCGCCATCATCAAGTTTGCCAACAATTAGAACATCATCCATATCTTTGTGTTATTTTGTTTTCTTGTCAATAATTTTGTCCTTGTTCTTTGGCTTGACTGGGATGTCTATTTCCTCGCCCTCTTTCAAGTCATCGAACTTGCCGAAACCAGCCATAAAGTTATCCAACTTTTGCTGTGATTCCAAAGCCTCCTTGTATGTAGTCCAAACCTTCTTATCCCTACCTTTCAAGTACTTGGTGTGCGTGTTGTCTACCGCCATGAATTGTATTTGTGCAATGCTCAACCTAAAAAGGTAGTCATCTAGTCGGTATTGCGGGAATGCTCGGAGGAAGTCGGCTGCGTCTGCAATGACAGTGCTTCCATAAATTGTGATGCTATCTCCATTGATTTCTTCTTCCTCGTCAGCAGTGAACTTGTAAGCGTACTCACCGATTTTTTGAGTAAAAAAAAACCTGAAAGGTCAATAGACTTTATAGCACCGATTATTATAGCCGCCCATTGGTTCGGCTCGTATGTACTTTGCATGACCTTTCCTTTCATCACGCTTACATAGTAGTCATTCCTTGTCTGGATTTCCTCAAAGGTTTGAACCTTGTCCCCTTCGGGTGTGAACAAGTGATTGCAAAGGATGATGCCAACAATCTCACACATTGCATCAAGGTCGGTGCATAGAGCAGTGATAATCTTGTTGTCATCGCTTAAATCCTCATCAGCCTTATACATATCCGTAACCAACCTGCAAATGCGATACAAGGAATAATAGCGCATATTCTCAACCCTATATTCCTTATCTCCAAGGCGGACAAGTGAAGGGCAATCATTTAGGATTTCCACAAGTTCACGCTTAACGTCTATAGGAAAATCCTCTATCCCGTCTTTTTGTTCTTCATCCTTTGGCTTTGTCTTATTCTTGTTGTTTTCTTTCATGCTTTGTTTCTTTTGTTTTCGTAAACTTTTCCTTTTGGCTTGTATATCATAAACAAGGGGTGCAATAAGGGATGAAACCCTCACGCACCCCCACGTTTACGAAAACATAGCCTTAAACCTTTATTCTAATTAAGGATTAGTGGTTGTAGTGGTTGCCGCACGTCCCTTAATCTTATACATGTGGTCAACATTGTTGGTGTCGGTGTAAACCAATGCAGTGATTGTTACTGAATAGTTCAATGCACCATCGGCATCTTTCTTGATTGTACCAACTGTCAAGCCCTTGTAGATATACAATGAAGCATGACCACGCTGGAACTCCAGTTCCCAAGAGTGTTCACTAGTGAATGCGTTTGCAGCACCCTCATAGGTGTTGGTATCTGCATCATAAGTACCACCGAACAATGCTGGCAACTCGGAAAGTTCGTAGTTAGCCAACTCAAAGGTCAGTGTTACTGGGTTGCCATCATAGAAGATGTCGAATGGGGAGTCATAGAACTCAGCCTCGATTTCGGTGCTATCTGGTTCATCCTGACCGATAGCCAATCCTCTCAATACGCCCATCAACTTGGTAGCTGGTGTAGCTGCTGCGGTGTCGCCATACTTTAGGGCGATAGCCTTAACTGTAGTTTTTCCCATAATCTATTTTCCTTTCTATTGTTTATTTGTTTATAATCTCTTTATTCTTGATAGTCAGTGCCCACGATGAAAGATTTCGTAAAGATGTGGTATTGGTTGTTCTTTTGGGTCTTTTCATCATCATCCATAGAAATAACCGTATCTGGAACAATGAAGTACCTGCTGCCATCTTCCTTTTCTTGTTCAGCCTTGATGATGGCATTGATACTTTCCTCATATTCCCTATACAATGAATTGTTTAGGATGCCTCGGTTCTTCTTAGGCACATAAGCCGTAATATAGCACCTAGTCCAAATGTAGGTTTCACAAGTAAACTCCGAATCATCATTAAGCCTACCCACAAGCACTACAATAAAGCCGTTATCCACATCACTTTCCGTTGTTGTGGTCGGTTCTCCCATAGGGTACACATTATCCGTTACTTGCTTCATCAAGCTAGTAAGATATTCGTATATGTCTATTCGTGAATCGTTTATCATTCTAGTATCTAGGTACTGATATTTCTATTGTTACATTAACCTTAGAACCAAGCTTGTTCTTTATCTGGTCATAGTGTTGCGTCATCATTGCGAACTTAACCCTTGACCAATGGTACATATTCACATGCCCTGCCTCCCAATATGCGTAGTATGGCACAAGAACGCCCCAAACAATTTCCCATCCCTTTTCACTAGGTATGTGTGTTGCCAAGAACTGCTTTGCAAGTTCCCTTCCGTTCACTGGTATAGGATTTTCATCCAACTCATGAAGATAGGAATCTCCCTTTGTAGATGCCGACTTTCGGTAGAACCCGTGCCTCTTTTCCTTTCCGTCATAATACACCGCCCAAACCAAGCTGTTTAGCATATTATGTGTTCGGTCACTAGGCTTGTATAGCATCTTTTGCTTTAGTTCGTTCCCCATCTGGTTCATTTGTTCAATGGCATAGGCAACAAGGCGTTCAGCTTGCATAGTTTCATAGTTTTTCATTAAGTTTTTCCTTAATGACTTATCATCGAACTTTATATTTGCCTTGTTAGCCATAATATACCTATTACCATTTGTTGCGGTTGCAATATACGCTTATACCGTCAAGTTGGGAAGGTTCTGCATTGTCAACCGTGAGCAAGAGTCTTTGACCAAAGCGAAACAATTCAATCTTGTCACCCCTTATGGGTATGATGTAGTTACCGTCACTATCCTTTGTCAATGGCATGGAAACAACATGGGCTGAAGTCTGCAATGAACGTCCCTCATCGTCCATCTTCATCGTTTCATCCATAACCCCGTTGTAGATTTCTACAACTTGGTCTTCCTTGCCATCCTCAATGATGGTTCTCCTAATTACACCCTTGTAAGGGAACTCCAAAATTCCATCGTGCAGTGCCATAGTCCTTTATCTTGCACATAGTTCATCTTCAATCCTTATGAACTTGATTTTCCTATTTTTCAAGTATTCTTCAAGTTCCTCACCTTTCGGGTCACTGTAGTTCTTGTATATGCGGATGGCATACTTGATTTTCTCGTCTTGATAGAAGTCCTGCTCCTGACCTATGGTCTTTTGGAAACCATTGTGACTTTGCTGCAAGGATGCGGTGTTTGACGGGCGTAGCAACACTGCCATAAAGATAAGGTCTGCGGTCAAAAGGTCACGTTCCCTATCCGTTATGTCTGCATAGGCATCACTTTCTGGGTCTATACCCCTATCCATTGCTATCTTGATGAAGTTCTTCGTTGTAAAAGAAGAATACATCGTTGATGAATCAAGCCATTCAAGTACGGTCATATAACAAAATCCTTTCTATCTAAAAATCAAGTAAACCATTCACACATACACAAAATCTATCAAGATTAGTCTGCGGTAGTAGTGTCTACGATAACGTGATACTTACTTTCGTTCAATACGGTTGCATAGCGACCTATCACATCGGTATGGTAGGACTTCAGCATTCCGTTTGGAGTAACCTTGTTGATTACGTTCAAGAAGCCCTGAACCTTTGCCAAAGAGAAGTCAATACCACGATTAACCTCACCACTGCGCATCAACTCAACATCAGCAACCTTTGCGTGTACCAATACACCAGCATATCCAAGTGGGCGAAGAACTGCCACACCTTGCTTCCAACCCTTGACGGTTGTGTAGGTAGTGATATTTTGTACGGTCTGCTGTTCACGAACAATACGGATAGGAGAAATCTTAGACAACTCCCAACGGCTGTATGCAATCAACTGGTCTACAGTGATAGAACCTACATCGGTAGTGCTTGTTCCGTTGTTCACGATAATAACCTTGTCAGGAGCACCAAGTGCAAGGTAGCGGTTTACTTCCTTGATGAATGCTGCGTTCTTAATAAGAACAGTAACCATCATATCCCAAGGAATATCCCACTCAAATGCCATTGTGTCTGGAAGATTGTTGGCTTGCTTGAAGTCATACTCAATCTTCATCATCTGCTCTGGAAGGTCTGCGGTTGCATCAGTCCATACCTTTGCACCAGCATGCTTGTAGTTGGTTGCTGGGATGTATGCACTTTGGTTTGCAGTTACACCGCTGAAGCCTTGTGTGGTTGCAGTACCTCCAGCTACATTAGCGATTGCAATGGTATTGCCATACTCACCACCACGGCTCAAAGTCATAGCTGCCATGTTAGAGATACGGAGGTTGTGTGTCTTTACAAGGTCTGCAACGCCACGGACAAAGCCTACAACAAGGTTTTGGTCTGGGCCGAGTTCACGAAGGCGTGCTTCAAGTTCAAGCTTTGACATAGAGGTTTCAAACAAGCCCTTACCATATTGGTAGATAGAGCCAGTCTTCTCTTCAAAGCCCTCAGCATCAAGCTGCATGGTTTCACTCAGCGGAGCCATTGCATCAGCCATAGGAACGGTGCGTGCAACACGTTGCTTTACTGTCCAAGCTGGGTTCTTCTTCAAGTCGCTGCGGTCAATATCGTATTCATTACCCTCGACACGGAAGTGGTCTTGCCAGAAGAAGGCATTCTCTTCGATTTCGATGGTGTTGTCTATCAAAGACTGGAGGAAACCTACGTTAGTTCCATCCATGAAGCCCCTTTGGTACAATTTGTTGATTGCCTCATCAGGGGTAAATTGGAATTTCAATGCGTTTGCCATATCTTATTTCCTTTCTTTTATTACGTTGTTAGTACTTGGCTATCCATTAAATACAAAAGATTCCGTCAATAAGAGAACGGTTATAGGCAAGGACATACTTTGGCAGTGGCTGCATGCGTGCAATCCAAGCCTGCTTGTTGTAAACTCCTGATACGCTATAGTTGGCATTTTGGAAGCCGTAGCCCTCAGTCGGGAGCATCTCACGGTCTGCCTCATTGAAAATGTTAGGCTTTGGGCAAAGAACCTTTGCGGTTGCGCTTGCTGCACTGCCATTTGCTTCTACAAGGATTGAATCGGTTGTGAGTTCGCCAATAGCAGTGTCGATAGTGACCGTAAACTCTTCGTTAGCTTCGCTATACACCACATTGGTAATCTTTGCAGATTGACCAGTATAATCAGCCACTGTCTTGGTTACTGCACCAGTTGTTGTGTCTGCCGTTACGGTTTCCACGGTCAATGCGTCTGGTGCAATCATGATGATTTGACCTACCTCTGGCGCATCGGAATATCCGTCACCCTTGATGTAAATAGTAGTTGCGTTGGCTGCGGAAGCCTTAGAAACCGCAAATGAACGGAAAATCAGGATTGGCTGGCCTGGGGTATATTGCATAAGCTGTGCAGCCCAAAGATGACCAAATCCCTTGTTTGGGTTGGCAATAGTGCCGCCAAGGAGGATATTGTTACGGTTCTCACCGTTGCTATCCTTTACCCAAACCCACTTACCGCCACGCACTTTCTTGGCGGTTTCAAAAAAGTAAGCAAGATTTGTTACCATATTTTTCCTTTTTAGTTATTAAATGTTATTGTACCTTTATTTTAGGCAAGGAACTTACAAACTCTTCGTCACGTTTCTGCGTTGCCTGTGGTGCTAGAGGCTTGATACTACCAAAGGAAGGTTTCATTACCTCTTGGAATTTCTCCACCCACTTGTCAGCTTGTTCCTTATCCTCTTTGTTGAGGTCTACGTCAAAGTCCTTCACGAAAGCCGTAAAGCTTGTCAAAAGGTCTTCCCTTACGCCTTTCTTTGCAAGTTCCATTACGGATGTGTATTTTTTCTGCTTGTTCTCGGCAATCTGGAACTGTTCAAGTCTTTCAAGCTTTTCTTTCACATCCTTTGGAAGTTCAAGTGTTGGCGGTGGGGTCACGTTTCCCTCAATCTTCTTGTTCAACTCAGCGATTTGGTTCTTGTAATCGTTTTCTTTCGATGCAAAGGCGTTGTTCTTTTCGGTAATGATAAGGCTTGCACCACTGAAAGCAGAATTAAGTGCAAACTTCATGTCACCGATAGCCGTTTCATCATCTGCACTTGCATCAGGATAACGCTTGGCTAGATGTTCGGCAAACTTTTCCTTGAACCCATCCGTGAGTGTCGCATTAGTGTAACTTTTCTCGTTACAATAGTCATTTACTTTCTGCAAAGCTTCTTCTTTTGTCATAGTTTTCTACTATTAAGTTTTTAAAATTGTTAAAACAAATTTCTTTTTGTTTGGGCACAAATTTAACAATAAAGAAAAACTATAAAAATACTTAATAAGTGAACTATAGATTAAAACACCTTGTTTGAAACAACATTTAATTATAGTGTGAATTTGTAACACATTTTCAATGTGTATCTTTGCAAAAAGAAATTATTAATAAGCCGAGTTTTTAATGCAAAGGTAGGGATGGCAAGGAAAAGGAATGACATAGTGTTAGCACCGCTTGAGGATGGCAACCAAAGGCTAGCTATCCGTTCAAATGCCGACATCGTGTGCTTCACGGGTGGTACTGGTGGCGGTAAGTCCGTAGCCCTATACTATGCCCCTATTGAATACTTGGCTGGCAATGACAATGCAAAGATTGTCTGCTTCATGCGTAACGTGAGTGACTTCTGGGGTGCTGGAAAAGTGAACGATACGCTAAAGAAAATGTACCCTTTGATAGACCGAACAATCAAAAGGCAGCCCCATGACCCTATAGGCGAAATCATCCGTAACCAGACGGATATGGGTCTAAAGCTATACAATGGTTCGGAAATAAAGTTCCAGCAGCTAGACAATGAAAGCCCAATCGTGATTGATAAGATTGCAAAGGGTCTTCAAGCAAAGAAACTTATATTTGATGAGTGCAACAAGTTCCTTTGGCGCACCATTTCCTCATTCTTCCCACGTCTTCGTAGTGACACATCGGGCAAGGCGCAGATATTCCTTGCACAAAACCCTGAGCGTGAATGCTTTATGCGCAAAATGTGTGGTAAAGGGGCACATGGCGGTGGATGGATAAATGATGACGGTACTGTAGACAAGTCTATGGATGGCGTTGTCATGTTCTTCTGCATGCCTAACGGTGACTACGAGAAAGCCGTATGGGGAAGGACAAAGAAGGAGGTCTATGAGAAATGCAAAGACCATATAGACAGCCTTTTGAGTGTAGACCCCGATATGTCCTATGAGGACTTCATTCTTTCTATGGCATTCTTTACCTTTGATGTGCGTGACAACAAGAAGATGTTGGCAAAGAACAAAAGCTACCGAGGACTTGCTGCAAATGCAGCTACGGCAGCGTCTGCATATCAAGTGAACTGGAACTATTCCATTGAGGATGAAAAAGAAGAGGAAGATTTAAGCAATGTGGAACTTACAACTATGGATATAGAACGAATGTTCCGACCTAGTGAAGTTCCCCATGACAGCCAACTTTTGAAGAGGTTCATGACTATGGATATGGCTACTACTGGATTTGACAACCTCATATTCAAGTATTGGGAACTTTGGTCTGGATATGGTTTCCTTTGCCGTGATATAAAATACTCCATGCACAATAACAACCGTGATGCTGTGATAATGGCTATGCAGTTCCGTGACAAGCACCGATTGCAAGAAAAAGAGATGGTCTTGGATGTTCAAGGATTTGGCTTTTTGAGTGACTGTTTCCCACGTGCGATGCACTTCAGTGGTGCTACTACACCATCAAATAGAGGTAAGGCTCAGTTTAAGACAATGAAGGATGAGGCTGGTCATGTGGCTATGGAAATGATACAATCGGGGTTGATACACTATGAACCGAGGTTGGCAGAGATGCACTACAACCACAAGAACATGAAAAGGCAAGGCGGTACAACGATATTAAAGCACATGATTTTTGAAAGCAAGATATTCCAGTTCACAAAGACACCAAATGGAAGGCTGGAGATGATGGCAAAGGAAAAGATGAAGCAGCTTTTGAAGGGAATGTCACCCGACCTTATGGATAACATAATCCTTGTCTGCGGTGGCTTTATCTATGATTGCCATAGGATGCTAAAGGAGGATGCTGGAATAATGCGAAAGCGTGTGCAAGCCGATGACATGCTTGTATTGTTAAATGTGAACGGTGGTCAAGATATGGTTGACACAAGAATACATCGTGTAAAGAAGATACGCAATGCGAGTGACATTTTGAACATATTAAGCAACATATAAAAGAAAAATGATTAGGAAAAAGAACATAAATTGGTATCTAAGTGACCCTACAAGGCTCTTGAAGATGAAACCCTTCACACGTGGGGGGCACAAGAATCCACAAGGGTATGAGTCGGATGGTATCTTGTGCAACACCATGCTTGACGTAGGCTTTACCAATTTGGAACTGCACCCTATTTCGCAAGACACCTATCTTACGGAATACAACCCTAGCTTGCACCACATCATAATGAACAAGACCATACCGCACATCAAGGTTTGTTTTGACGGATGTGAGATGCCAAGCGGGATGATTGAGTTGACCCAGACCGCATCATTCCAAAAGTTGATACACTCCGCCCATGTGCGTTCACTGACAAACAACCCATTGGAGTTTAACCTTTGCCTACCTGATGTAGAGCAAGGCGGCATGAAAGCCTTTGAGGAAGCCAAGGCTGCTTGGGCTTGGCGCAATATGGACTATTGGCTTGCACGTGCCATCAATGCCTGCAAGCAAACGGGAAACTGCGGCATTCTTTTCAGCTATGACAATAGCGCAAATGAATGTGTGGTAACAAGCTACAGCTATGAGGACGGGTATCAAATAATCCCTAACTATGATGAGTATGGGATAGAGATTGCACGTTCCTTGGCTTACCAAGTTGATGACAAGACGGTCATTGACACATACGATAAGCGCAAGCACTATAGGATTGTGCAAAGTGAAACAAACGGCACTGGTTGGGAGATTACAAGTGAACTGCACGGATTTTCACGCTGTCCTTTGCTTACAAAGCGTGGAAAGGTTGCTTGGGAGTATGCCGAAACAAGCATAGAGATGTGGGAACTTATGGCAAACATTGCTGCAATAGCATTGAAGAGGTTCGGTACATTCGCACTTGCCTTTTGGGGTGAGATGGATAGTGACAGCTTCAAGCGTGACAGTTCCACACTTATCATAAACCTTTCAAGCGATACAACAAACGGAAAGCAAGATGCAAAGGTATTGCAGTTCCCAGAGCCGCAGACAATGGATGGCTACCTCAAGACATTGGAAGAAAAGATTTCTCTTTTCAGTTCTACATCGTTCATCACACCGAAGGATATAACCACTACAAACAGTGGCGGAAATGGTATTGCGCTTGCCATGTCTAATGACTATGCACTTGCAACACAATCGGCTATGGATTGGAAAAAGTTCGTCAATGATATGTTCTACTTGTTCCAAGAGGGTTTGGACTTGGAAACAAACGGAATGAACAAGTATGCAAAGTTGCGTGTAGGTGCAAAGATTGTTCCTTGGTCACTTGAAACAAACAATACAAAGATTACCAACCTTTCAATGGAAGCCAAGTGGCTGTCTATGAAGACAATCATTGAAAAGTCACCTGATGCAGCACCTAATGAGGTTGAGCGTATCATGGAAGAACGGGGTGCTTTGATACCTCTAGACTCCAGCCAGATAGAAAGCAATGCACAAACGGCAAACAATATAAGTGTAAACCGAAGTGACGAGATAGTTGATAACCGAGTAAAGACTGGAATGTCATAGAAAGTATAGGAGGGAAAAATATGGGATGGTTGGAATTTATACTTTCAATGGCAACACTCATTCTAGGCACTGGATGGCTTTTTACCTATCGTGCCTACAAACGTAAGAATGAGGGTGAGGCGACACAAGCCGAAGCAGTAGGGTGGGAGGCACAACAACACGTGTACCAAAACACCATAGCAGACCTTGAAAAGTCTTGTGAGTTCATAAGGAATGATAGGGACTTGCTAAGAAGGGAAAATGAGGAACTAAGAAAGGAAAACCGTGAACTTAGGCTAAAGATAAACGAACTTGAAAACACCATACTTGACATAAGGAAAGAGATGGCTAGACAAGGAAGAAGGATTGAGTCTTTGACGAACAAAAGCAAGAAACACGGAAAGGAGGAATAGGAATGGAACTCGTACTTAAACGTATAGCAAGAAAGCCTACTTATACTATAGGTAGGCTATATATAGACAACATCTATGTTTGCGATGTACTTGAGGACTACGATAGGATTTACTTCGGTGGTTCAAAAGTGGCTGGAAAGACTGCCATTCCTTGCGGCAGATATGAAGTCTTGTTGAACAACTATTCACAAAGATTCGGTGCAAAAGAACCCTACAAGACGGTTTGCAAGGGGTGTGTGCCTTTGATAAACAATGTACCTAACTTCAAGGGTGTAAGAATCCATATCGGGAATAGGGCTGGATATGAGGAATTTTACAAAAGGTTAAACATTCCAAGCGGAAAGCCATTGTTACAAACGGAAGAATATGTAGAAGTTATATGACAGCAAAAAAGTATGAAGGATTAACGAAATCACAAGCCTTGTCTTTATCTTGGAAATCAAGGGCTGACTATAAAGGCTATGATAGGAGCAAAGGGAGTAAATACAACTCTTGGCGTTCCGTTGTTAATACAAAGAAAGGGCAGTCTATAGGTTTTCCCGAAGAGTGGAAGTTTTTTGAAAACTTTGACAAGGACACTTCCGCAGGTTGGTCTAAAGGTATGATTCTATGCAGAAAGGACAAATCAAAGCCATATAGCAAGGATAATTGTGAATGGGTGGAGAAAGGTCTTGAAAACATTAGCAAGCTTGCTAAGCTAACCTATAATGGAGAAACTAAAACCCTTGTAGAATGGTGTGAGCAATATGACTTAAACTACCAAGGCGTAAGGCAAAGATTCTTTAAGGGAAAGAACTATACCATAGAACAAATTCTTTTCGGAAAGAATAAGAACCTTGCAGGTGTTATAACCGACATAAATGAATTGTCTAGCGAGCAAAAAAGGAAAGACAAAGTTTCAAAAATGCTTTCTCAATATAGGCTTAAAGACAAAAAGAAAGGGTTTGAGTGTGATATAGACAATCAATGGCTACAAGAAAAAATAATGAATGGGAAATGCCATTATTGTGGCGACACTACAAGACTTGGGCTTGATAGAATTGACAATTCGAGAGGTCATACAAAAGACAATGTGGTTGTTTGTTGTTATGATTGCAATGTCGCAAGAGGTAACAACTTTTCATACCATGAAATGCTTGTTCTAGGTAAAACAATATGTGAAATAAAAAAGATGCGTAATGAAAATAAGCAGAAGTGAACTAGAAAGTAAATATGGCATCTCACTGCCAAGAGGAAAGTATAGTATCAAAGCACAATATGGCAGCTATACTATAAATAGGGTTATTGACGATACCGAAGGTTGTTTGTTGGTTGGAAAAAACACGACAAAGGGCATGGTTACTGAATCAAAGACCACATTCATAATGCTAATGAACAAATACTTCACCCCAGCAAAGAAACGTGGGGAAAGTGTGCATATAACCATAAAATAATATGATACCATGAGGAATGCCACCATTATAGCTTTTCTTTCCTTGTTCTTACTGGCCGCTTGTGCCACAAGGACAAGGATTGAGTATCGTGACCGAGATGTAAACCGCTATATAACGAACACCATACATGACACCTTGATAAACAACACAAGGGATAGTATATATTTGGAGGTTCTTGCAAAGGGCGACACAATATGGAGGACTAAATATGTAGAAAAGACAAGGTGGCGTGACCGTGTGGTTGAAAGGCATGACACTTGCTGGCGTGACAGCATTGTTGTGGAATATAAGGAAAATGTGAAGGAGGTTACAAGAGTTCCCAAAATCTACAAGTTTTCCTTGTTACTTTCAATCCTTTGTATTATCTTTGTATTTATCAAACTTACAAGATGGCTGAAGAGAAATTAGGCAGAAACATAACATTCCCGATATACAATGAGGATGGCACATCATTCCACGGGCTTGTCTTGAGGAAAGCCGTTGTGGATAGTGTTGTCATGTCGCTTGGTGACAAGATTACTGGCGATGTGTACTACAAGGACAACACCCTTGATGTGACGATGAAGGAATACATCATCTACAAGAGAAACCCAGAGGATGAGAATGAGGATGCCGTGAGGTATGTTCTTGTAAGCCCGCCTACCATAGTTCGTGAGGGTATGGTTTCGGACAATTCCGAACTAAAGGGCATGACAAAATACTCCTTTGTGTTCTACCACCCCATGTATGCCTTGGGTAACTTGCCTTTCACTGATGTAGCCGTAACGGAGAATGAGGAAAGGTTCTTGTCACAAGACAAGGAATTTTCTTGGATTGGCTACCCTGACGGCTATATAGCAAAGCTGAACAAGAACCTCCAAGGAACGCAATGGATGGTGGAAAAAAGTTCAAGGTTTCCTACGGATAAGGACACCCAGTTGAGCGGTGTGCTTACATTCAGCAAGAACACCATTGCAGATGCCTTGAAGACTTGGTATGACACTTGGGAGATTCCTTATGTCATAGATGCTATAGGCAATGGCGAACAAGGGTATGCAGATGGCAAGAGGTTTAAGGTTGTCCTTGGATTGCCTAGCAATGAAATCCACACACAAGAGGATGAGTCAACGCCTTACATCTTTAGGATGGGCAAAGGGGTTGGCTTGAAGAACAATTCTAGGACACCTAGGAACAACAAGATAGTTACAAGAATAAGTGGATATGGAAGTGAAAGTAACATTCCTTACGGCTATCCACAAATTGTTTGGCAAGGCAACCAAGAATGGGACTACACGCTTAATAATGCAAGTGGGGTACAAACCATTACCGTTAATGGGAAAAGCGTTCAAGCGGTTTCCTATCCTATCTACGATGGCATTGTAGGTGGTAGAAAGGTAAGGCTTATCAAGCACCCTTTCACAAGGTCTACCCTTATGCCTACGGTATATAGGGAAACAGTGGATAGAAAGGTAAACCCATTGAACCCGAACTACAACCCTAATGGGGAAATCATAGACTATTACGATGCAGTTCCTACGGAGCAATACCCATACCCTAATGCCATAGACACAACCGCACCTTCCTATGAGATACACCAGTTTGAGGACATCAAGCCCGAAATGAATACAAGTGGCAGTGGTGTGGAGATTGCAGGTGCAGTTCCTTTGAATGCAGACCTTACTCCAGCAGATGCTTGGGATGACACAATGGATGATGACGGGAACTACTTGCAAAGCTACTTTAGGGTGGATTTGCCTTTGTTATCATTCGATATTTATGCTTGTGCATCCATAACGGAGCAGATGAGCATTAATATGCGTTCAGGTGCTTGCATAGGTTGTACGTTCAATGTTCAAGTGGATTGGGAGGACTATAAGAAAAACTTTTACAATTCCGATGGTGTGTTCGACCCAGTTATCCACACCACTAGTGGGGATGGTCATGTAAGGGATGGGGAGAAATATCCCGATAGCAGCCAGACACAAATAAGCCTTATAGTTCAAAAGGACAATGAAACATTCGGCACTCTAATGCCTAATGTGTACCAAGTTCCAACGCAAGGCGATGAGTTTGTGGTACTTGGCATATCCTTGCCAGTGGAATACATCACGGGTGCTGAGCAAGCACTTGATGATGCTGCAAAGTCATATATGCTTGAAAACAATGTGCATTACTATGACTATCCGTTGAAGTTTGACGAGTATTTCTTGGCAACCCATACTTACATACTTTCACAAATAAAGCCTAATGCCATTGTTCACTTTGCATTTGGGAACATGGCACAACCGCTTGAATTGTATGTAAAGCAACTGACTATCAAGTATGGTGCTGGTGTATTGCCACAATATGACATAACACTTACCGACAATATCGAGGTTGTCCTTAACCAGATTGGGCAAGTTGTAGATGATGTTGAAAGGCTTTCTTCCGTAATATCCATTCTCCGTGAAACCTATTCAAGGAATGTATGGGCTGAACTTGCAAAGAAACTTTCAAAGACAAACAATGATACTGCCTATGGTTATATAACCTTTGACAAGGAAACAACCTTTAGGAATGGCTTTGGTAGTGACAACTTTTCAAGTGGCGAACTTGGAAGCGGCTACCACATGGGAAAATATGGTAACACCAACGATTCCTACTTGGAGATAGACCGTCTTATGGTTAGAAAGATGGCTTATTTCATAGAGTTGGCTATAAAGAGGTTGGACCATGTGGGTGGAAGTATAGGTGTCAGCCCAGCAGACCTTACGATTTCCAACGTGGAGGTTCTTGATGATGTTTATAGGTGCTATGTAGACTTGACCGATGGTCATTCTACGATAAACATCAATGATTGGCAAGTGGGCGACCTTGCGAGATGCCAAACCTTCAACGTGAACCAAGCTACCTACTATTGGCGTGCCGTGGATAATGTGGACTACCAAAATGGTTATGTGGATTTGTCTATCGAGGATTGCGATGCTGGTTCGGGCATTCCTAAGCGTGGTGATGTACTTGTTGTTGTAGGTAACAAGACCGATGCGACAAGGCAGAATTTCATAGAGATTTCATCTACTGGCTCATCAAGTCCTTCGATAAAGATATATCACGGCATCAATGACTATTCCCTTGTGGATAAGGACGCCACTAGCTTTGAGTATGACCCTACTACTGGTAGGATGAAGATGGTGGTCTATGGCGATATGTACGTTGGGGATAGGCTGCAAACGAACTACATCAAGTATGACCAAGATGGCGGGTTGAATATCCGTGCCAACCACTTTGACTTTAGACACACTGGAAAGGATGGTCAAGTTAGCTACAAGACCATTGATGAGGTAATAGAGGAAATAGCATCCCAAAGCGATGGTTCATTCCTCGTTTGGCGAAGTGAAACATACGGAGAGCCTAGTGCCGATAGTGAACCCGAAAGTGAATGGACTACCGATGAGGTAAGGGATGAACACGTTGGAGATATTTACCTTAGTGCAGATGGTTTGGCTTGGGAATACAAGTATAACCCCGTTTCGGGATATTTTTGGCAAGAGGTAAGCGACCAGTACTTGATTGAGTCTTTGCGTCTAGTTAGGGAAAAGGCACGTTGCTTTGCTGGCACTTACGGCACTGACACCCCTACAAGTGGTGACTACTCCAAGAATGACCTTTGGGTAAAAGCAACGTACCAAAATAGCTATACTAATGACTTGTTGGTATGTATTAGGAATGGTTCTTGGGATAGCTTTAACATTGCTGATTGGGCATTGGCGGCTAACTATTCCACCCAGATACAAAATGCTTTAACGGCTATCAACACATTCAAGACCGAGGTTCAAAGGCAAGTGGATGGAAAAGCTGATTCCTACTACCAAGCCGATGACCCAAGCGAGGGTTGGACTGAACCTAGCGAACACGTTGGAGATTTGTGGTACAACACAAATGATAAAACCTCTAGTGTGTGGAATGGAGAGGAATGGGTGGAAAGTAGTGTAGACCTTACTCCTTTCACGCAAAAGTATGATAGAAAGGCTAGTATATTCTATGGTACACCTACAGTGCCATACAATGCACATGATTTTTGGATTTTGGATGATACAGTAAAGATAGATTATCAAGATGGCTCTAAGACCTATACGGCTGGAACTATCCTTGTTTCCCTTGCTACTAGAACGGATAGGTTCTATGATACCGATTGGGTAGACATCTTGAAATACACTGATGGAAAGGCATTGCAAGTGTTCATTGAGAACACCTACACTCCTTTCGTGCAAGAAATTTCCGAACAACTTGATGGTGTAGCCGAAAGCTTTGTTACCACTTCCGATGCAGACCCTAGCCTTGCTTGGACTACTCCAGAATTGAAAGCCAACCATAAGGGCGATATTTGGGTTAATGAGGACACTGGTCTAAGCTACTACTGGAATGGGGAGAAATGGATTCAATCATCCATAAGCCTTGAAGAACTTACGGACAAGACGGATGGAAAGGCTACCATATTCATTGCAAAACCAGAGAACAAGCGCACGAATGCCGACGGGGAAATCATTGATGATGGCTACCTATATAGGAAGAATGACCTTTGGATATTAAGTGCAGACACAACCTTGAACGGCACTTTGTATGAAAAGGGCACTATCATGGTTGCCACCACATCAAACAATGGTAGCACTTTCAATGAAGCGCATTGGGCAAAGAAGGACTGCTACACCAACGGAATGAGTGATGGGGATAAGCAAGTCTTTCGTGAAGCTGGTTTTGATTGGGATGCAAGGGAGTTTCACTTCTATGCCGATAAGTTCTTCTTCCGTAATAGGAACACTACCAACCCTAAAGACATAGCCATTATCCAAGAGGATGCAGATGGCAATGGGTATATCCGTACCGACATGATTAAGGCTAGTGAATTGATTACCCAAACTGTCATCGCTACGGATGTGAATGGGAGGGTGCTTTCAAAGTACAATGGAAATGGAAACGGAACTGTTGTGTACTACTACCCCGATGGCACAAAGATGAAGGAAGATGTGTTCATCTACAATTCAAGCGGTGTGATTACGGGCATGAGGACATACTACTATAACCCCGATGGTTCGGTGGCTTGGTACATAACCGAAACTGGTGTGATAACAAACACACTAGCCTACTATTGGGAGTCGCTTGGCTCTAAAGGTGTGGTTGTGGTTTCAAGTGCCACGGCTTATTCAACCTTGGCAAATACGGTTAGCAACGGACAATGGGCAACGAGAGTGCCTACTACAAGTGCAAGGCAGATTTCCGTATTCCATGCCGATAGCACCAACCCATCAACCATACGGCAGTATGATGGCTTGACTTGCTATGGAAACTATGAAAATGAGTCGCCTACCGATTCCACCGTAGCTGCAAACCACGTTACTGGCTATGTAGCCTATGAAACAACCGTACAAACGGATGCAAGGTTTGTGAATAGTTCGGGACAAATGCGCAAGGGCTACCATTTCGGTTTTTACAATGATGGCTATTGTGATGCTCCCGATGCGTACTTTGCTTGCATAGATGGTACGGTATGGGATAATGAAAGTGAGGAACAACTGGCATGAGGGTACTAAAGATAAACACAAAGGCAAGCGAGGTTGACGGATTGATACACGTCACCTCAATGCAAGTCCTTAGAGAGGGGAATAACATTGTTGAAGACCCTTGGGACACCGTAATGAACGTACTTAGGCTAAAGGATGGGTACGGATATATTCATGGCGGTGGCGACTTGGAGGGTCATCTTATACTTGATATTGGCAAACTTGATATAAACACATTGGGATAGAATGGCTATTGATTTATTAAACAAGACATTTGAACAAGAGCAAGTTCTACAATCTGCCGAGATGAATGACATCACGGCAAAGATAGATGAAATCATCGGTGCAGTAAACAGCAGCCCAGGCATTCAAGGTGCTACTTATGTGGTAACGATAAGTGTCGAGGGGGCTAGCGGTAGCAGCCTATACTTCAAGCGTTCCGATGCAACGGCATTGCTAAAGGCTTCTGCAACAACCACAAAGGTTCTTGTGGATGGTTCACGTCAAGTGGTTCAAGATACGAACTACAAGGCTAGTGTAGAGGTGGCAGATGCAAACGGCAACTATGTTACGGTTGTGGATGGCATCTCCGTAAGTGGTAACGGCTCAATCTCCGTAGATATAAAGTCCTACCTTTCCACTACGGCAAGGAACGTAAGGGTAAAGTTCACGGAAACTGCATTGAGTGCAACGGATGCTTGGGTGGGCAGTGCAATGCTTACCACCATGTCCTTGACCCCATCAAACGTGCTTTGGGAAAATGCCTATGTGGATAACCCCAACGGCTATTCCTTTGGTGCTTTCGCCATCACTGGCAACCTTGACAAGACCGTCTATCTCCGTGTTTCCAATGCCGACCTTGCCTATGACCACACATCATCAGTAAATATAGGTACTACCACCTTTGCCAATGGTGGCTATTACTTTGTGCTTACCGATTTTCCAACTACGGGAACGGGAGTCTACAAGTTTGAGATATGGGTGGCTAGCGGCACTTTGGAGTCTACCCACTACGCCTACAATGTGATGTGCGTTGCTTCCTCACAAGCTGCCACGGCACAACTTGTTTGTATCAACAATGTGGGTACGCAAGTTGTCAACGGAACAAGTGCCAGACTCTTTGACTATGCCATCTACAATGGGGGTAACTCAACGAGCGGTACATCTACCACAAGCAATGTACGGCAGACCATAAGCGCAACGTATAGCGGTGTTTCACACCCTATCTATGATGCCTTGCTTTCCAATGTGGCTGCAAGCCAAAAGAACAGCCTTTATTTTAATGTGGATATAAATGCCGAGAGCCCTACACTTATAGCCATGCTAACCTATGGAGATACGCACCCTTCGGCATCATTCCTTGTAGATACAAGTGCAAGCTTTCCTGCTACTAATGGAGCGGTATTCTACATGAACCCTTCCACAAGAAGTAATGCGCAAGCCGATAGGGATGTAATCAAGAATGCAAGTGACTCAACCGATGTTCAAGCCGTTTGGACTAAGATGGCTTTCGTGGATGGTATGGACGGGTGGACTGTTGATGACAACGGAAGAAGTTGCTTGGCTATCAATGCAGGTTCAAAGTGCCAGATAAACTATGCGCCTTTGAATATAACGAGCAACTACATAGCCATTGAGATAAACTACAAGACATCCGTTGTTTCCAATTATAACGAGAATGTGATAACCATCGCTTCAATGCCGCAAGACAACCCTGACAACTTTACTGGAATAAGGATTAGACCCGATGAGGTTTGCGTGCATTCAAGCCAAAGAAAGAGCACTTTCGACAACGTGCAGAGCTACCATACTGGAGATGAGGATGACATAGACCTAATCATCGTGTTCTCACAAGACTACAAGAATTGGGGGAAAAGGTTCTGCCACATCTTCGTGAACGGAACAATAAAGTGTGAGTTCGCGCTTGAAGGGAATGACAACTTTATCACTAGCGCACCTATCATCTTGGGCAGCGATTCGGCTAACCTATATGTGTACGGAATAAGGGTCTACAACCAAGCATTTGGCTTCCTAGCGGCTACAACCAACTATGTAGCATCATTGCCCACCATAGAGGAAAAGAGGGCTGCAAACGCAAGGGAAAATGATGTGATGAATGAGGATGGTGATGTAAGCTATGAAAAGGTTATCCAATCCACCACGGCTAACTGGTTTATTGTGGAGATGATTTACAAGGAAGATGCCGATGGTAAGGCAATAAAGCCTTGGGTAAAGCCTACCATACCTTCATATTCCGACTGGACTAAGAAGGAAGTCGGTAGGGCAAACCTTGAAATGCACTTTGGTGCTCATCCTACTTGGGATTGGAAAATCAATGACGTGGAGCACATGGGACAAGGTACAACCTCTATGAACTACTTCCGTTGGAACTTCCGTGACAGAATTGACAAGACCACAACCGAGGTAGGCTCTTCAAAATATGAAAAGCAAGTATATGTTCAATATGGCTATAATCGTTCTACGGGTACTTGGGGCAATGCCGCACTTTCCAAAACCGTCAAGTTTGATGGCGATACTCATTCCCCCGTAATGCGAATAACGGCAAAGAAGAACTATGCCTCTAGCCAACAATCACACAAGATGGGTACTACAAGTGCCTACAATGACCTTCACGATATGTGCGCGGGTACAAACGAAGGTGGTGGTAGAACGGCTGTATTCCAATACCCAGCCTACGGATTTGTAAGGACATACGATGACCTTGGTAATGAAAAGTATGAGTTTATAGGATTGTTCACAATCGGTCCAGATAAAGGGGATAAGCCTACGTTCAAGTACAATGCCAAGATAAACAATGTAGACCTAAAGAAATCATTGATAACAATGGAAGGTCTTGACCATGATAAGCGTCTTGCTGTGTTCCGTTACCCTTGGAACAATGACGTGGTGTTCAATGCCGAGAGCCTTTCCATAAGAATAAACAATGATGAGTATGAAGCTGGATGGGAAGTTGGTAACTGCTATGGCAAAGACACCGAAGAGGATGGTACGGAAATAATGGCAAAGTTGGTCGAAGAGTTCAAGCCTGCATACGAGTTGGCTTACCTCAATTCTCCTTTCATTATGGGTTTGACCACATCGAGGTTCGGTGTGCAGACGGTAGCAGCTGCATTGACAAAGATAAATTCCGATGTTACTGGTTTCGGTTCTACCCCTAATGAGGATGACGATGATAGACCATTCCTATACTATGAGTTCTACTTTGATGGTGACTACAACCTATACTACCTCGACATAAAGGACAATAGCTACAAGGCATCGGGTGTGAACGTGCTTGAAAATCTTGATATGACCACCACGTCAAGCCTTAATGCGAATATCCTAAAGAAACTTGGATTATCCACATACGGTGTGTTCGGTGACTTTAACACCGATACGCAAAAGAACCAATACCTTTCCTTGAAGGAGGTGGAAACAATGGGTAATGAGGATGAGTTGGATGCGGCTATTCTTACCACTATGGGGCTTTTAAGCATAAGCACCATTGAAGACCTTGCGCTTGCAAAGAAGGATGAATACTTGCGTGAAATGCGTAGACGTAGGTTTAGAACGGCTATGCTGGCAAGTGATTCCCCTTGGAACTTGAATGATACCTTGTTTTGCCATACCTTCCTTGTGATGTTCGGTGCAACTGATAACCATGCAAAGAACTCCTACCCCTACAAGTTCAAGAGCCTTTCCGATGGTGGCAAGTGGAGATGGCGGCAAGATGACCTTGATACCATCTTTGATATTGACAACCAAGGTAACTCGGCAAAGAAGTATTCCATTGAGTTCAAGGACTGGACTAGTTCGGATAAGGTTGCTAGGGTGTTCAAGGGCGAGGATAGTGCCTTTTGGACTTTGGTAGACCAGTGCTTTGAGGATGAGATAAGGAAGATGGGTAGGGATATTCTTGATGCGATGATTTCCCTTGGCGGCTCTAGTGAAGGTGGTGTGTTCGATAAACTTATGGCATTCTTCAAGGAATACTATTGGAATAAGGCGCAAAACTACTTCTCAAAGGGCGCATACAACCACGATGCAAGATATTCATACGAGGATGCCTACTATGCCACCTTGCAAGGACAATACAATGTGGATGTTTTGCCTACGGCACAGTCACACGGAGATAGCTTGGAGAGCGAGATGTATTGGGTGGAAAGAAGGTTGGTGTATTGCATGAGTAAGTTCCGTTACGGGCCGTTTGCAAGCTATACCGATGTGTCGCTCGGTAGAATAGCATTCCGTACCCAAAATCCACAAAGGTTCAGCCTTACACCTGCAATGGACTTGTACCCTTGCGTCTTTTCTGGTCAAGGTGTTAGGTATTTTTCACGCACATGGGATGGCGAGGTTGGAACAATGGATGGTATCGGTGGTAACAATACAACAGTGTATATTATGGCTGCCGATTACTTCCGTTCCATTGGCGACCTTGCAGCATTTGACATTGATAGGTCAAGTGCAACAAACTTGCAGATTTCAAGCAAGCGACTTGAAACCTTGAAGATTGGTGATGAGGATGCAACCAAGGTGTCAAATGGAGTGGCTATGCTTACATTCTCTAATTGCCCTTCACTTACCTTGATTGATGCAAGGAATGCCACAAACCTTAGTGGTTCTCTTGATTTGAGTAATTGCCCTAGAATACGGACTGTCTATCTTACGGGTACACAAGTGGCTGGTCTTACCTTTGCCGAGGGTTCTAAACTTGAAACATTGACTTTGCCATCCACAATGACCGCCCTTTCCTTGAAGAACCTAAAGTTCCTTTCAAGCCTTGATGTTACGGCTTGCGCACCAAACGTAAAGAGTGTTGATATTGAGGGTTGTTCAATGTTAAGGAGTTTCCAGATATTGAAGGACATCTACTATTCCAACGATACGCAAGGAAAGAACGCATTGACATACATAAGGATTACTGATATTGACGAAACGGTCACTAGTGCCGATGACCCTAACGGACAAGTTGCCGAGATGCTTTATAGAATAGCCAAAGGTCTTGATGCCGATGCAAACGAAAAGAACTACTATGCCCTTGATGCACAAGGAAGGGAAACAAGCGATACGGCTTACATAAGTGGAACGATAGAGTTTGAAACACTTGTCAGTGGCTATGCAGAAGCCATCCAAGCATACTTCCCTTACCTTACGATAAAGTCTGGGCAGACGGTTATCCCTAGCAAGGACGCTATTGGACTTACTTTGACTGGAAAAGAAGATATAGAAACCATCTATGAGGATGAAGCCGTTGGTATCACTAGAACCTATGAGGTAGGTGCAAACACTCTTGCCTACAAGTCAGTAAAGTGGAGCAGTGATAGTATTCCAGCAGCGATAGCACTTAGAACAACCGACTACACGGCAACACTTGACTTCGCAAACTTTGAACCTAGCGGCTCAAAGAATGGAACTACCGAAAACTTTTCCGTTACTGCCACATCAACTTGGAACAATCAGGTTAGGGTGACTAGGGAAATTGCGCTTGCGAGGATTAGGATATTGCAGATAAAAAACCTTGTGGTTGACAATGAAGCCATAGACTACAAGAAAGGTACTACCTGCACCCTCTCCTATACCCTCAACCCGCCAAAGAACACAAAGTCAAGATTTGTGGAATATGTGTATGATAACCAAAAGATTTCTATTCTAAACAATGTGGTATCTCCAATAAATAGTACTTATGGCTATACGGATGTTTATGCAAGGTTGAGTGATGACCCTACCATATTTTCCAATACGGTGCGTATCTACCTTAATGACTTGCTTCTTATAAATGCCGAAACAAACGCTGGATTTGCAAGCTTGTTAAGCTTTATCTATAACACCTTGAAAGTGTCCGAAAGTGCAACACTACTTTACGCTCGTGAGGCTGCTAAAGTGACAAGGTTTAATGGAAACCTAAAAAACAAGACTGCACTAACTTCATTTGATGAATTTGAGTACTTTGTAAGCTACCGATGCACGAATGAGGTTGGAGAAACAAGAGGTGTGTTTACTGGATGCACTGAACTAACAAGAATTAAGTTTCCAAGTACATTTACTGGCGTGATAGGAGTTGACCCATCAATGATTGGTAATGCTAGCCAAGGTTTTTGTTATCATTGTACTTCACTTGCAACCATTGATTTTAATGGGTCTACTCCAACAACATTTGGTTCTACTGCATTCATCGGTTGTACGGCTCTTGTGACTTTAGATATTCCATCTACAGTCACTATTTATGGTAGGCAATGCCTGCAAGGGTGTACGGCACTAGTGAATGCAGAACCAAGTTATGCAACTAGGATTTATTTGAGTGCTTTCTCTGGATGCACGAAGCTTATAATAAATAACCCATTTGTTAATGATGTTACAATAGATGCCGAAGCATTTAGGAATTGTTCTTCTCTTACAAGTCTTACATTTAACAAGAATTGTACTGTAAATGATGAATACACATTTGCTGGCTGCAAGTCTTTGGTAAGCTTCAATGTGCAAGGCGACTTCTTGCTAGAAGGTGCTCCGTATGACTTGTTCAACGGTTGTACGGCTTTAACTACAGTTGCTCCATTAAAAGTTACAAGTTCATGCACATCACTTGCTCGTGCTTTTCAAAATTGTTCATCATTGCAAACAATAACCTTTGACCAAGAAAGCGACTTTTCTAATTTTGCTGGTTTAACAAGTACATTCCAAGGATGTTCATCTTTAAATAATGTCAGTTTCTTGGAATCTATAAATTTCAGCAAGGTCACATCAATGCAATCAATGTTTTATGGTTGTTCAGCATTAACGAGTATTGAATTTCCTTCTAATGCCGATTTCAGCAAGGTTACAACTACAAAAAATATGTTTTATGGTTGTTCAGCATTAACTTCCGTATCACAAAGCTTTCTCGACTCCTTGACAAATGTCACAAATGCAGCAGAAATGTTTAGAGGTACTGGATTTACCGAGATTGGAAATGTTTTCGTTAAGAAGGCGCAAATTGGTGGTTCGCAGAGCGACCACGGTGCTAATCGAATGTTTGGTTATTGCTCAAATTTAACTAAAGTCGGTAATTTGGATTTTTCCGAAGTTCCATATTCATCAAAAGGAGTATTTGGAAATCTTTACCTTTTTCAAGGATGCACCAATCTGGCAGAAGTTGGAAATATAGACATTTCAAGTTACAATGGGGCAGTAACAACATTGAACAATTTTACTGGTACTACTAAATTAAAAAAAGTTGGTGTTATTATATGCCCAAATGCTACTTCTTGTACTTTGAATGGGCAATACTATGGAGTTTCAAACATTACCGATTTTGGTGGATTTAGGGGATGTAAATGTAACATAACTTGTTCAAGTGCATCAAAACTTACAAGACAATCAGCATTAAATGTGATTAACGAATGTGGTGACAATTCCGAAGGTAGTACTACCTATACGATAACATTTGCATCAGCTACAAAGGCTTTATTGACCGAGGCTGACATTGCATTGGCAACGGCAAAGGGATATACAATAGCATAAAGATATGGAACTGATAGAGAAAGATAACGGACTGAGAATCCTTACCCCATCTACGGGGTATTGGATAACGCAAAAGGCTAGTGTACCTATAAGTGATAGAATCATATCCAATAGGCTTTATCTTGGCAAGAATGACTCCGTGAATAACTGGTATGAGATTACCGAGGAAATGCGTGGGGTCTACCTTGCAGAACTTGAAAGGTGGGAAAGGGAGCAAGAGGAAGCCGAAACACCAGAGGACATTCCCGAAGAAGAACCTACAAGTATGCTAGACCTATACAAAGAAGATAAGCTAAAGCAACTTGTGGAGTATGACAACTCTATTGATGTAAACGGCTTTTTTGTTGGAGAGCAACTTACTTGGATAGATAGGGACACACGGAACACCTACAAGGCAAGTATTGAAGCTGCCGAACTACTTGGCGAAACATCAATCATCGTGCCTATCTTGGGTATGATACTCAATATCCCTATTGAAAAGGGAAAGATAGCCTTGGCGAAGATACAAAGGTATGCCGATGCTTGTGCCATTGTAACGGCTACTCACAAGATGGCTATAAGTGGGTTAAATAGTGAAGAAGAAATAATGGGTTATGACTTTACTCAAGGTTATCCAGAAAAGTTAGTCTTTGACCCTACGGAATACTTAAACAATTAGAGAAATGCTAACATTAACCATTAACAAGAATGCCACGTTGACCTTGCATAGTGATACGGCTTTGGAGGGTTTAAACCTTACATTGGTAATGACGATGCCAGACCCAGAGAATCCTTCAAGTACTACTACTAGGACGATGGAGTTCACAAGGGATGGAGATTATGTTACCACAAAGTTCTACGCATCAGAACAAAAATCCCTTGGTGTTCATAGGCTTGTGCTTTACAAGAACTATGGGGCAAGCGGACAAGAAAGTCTTGCATTGTTGAACTTTAGGCTAGTACCCGTGAGCGAAGCCACAAGAAGGACAAGTGGTGAAGGTGGTGAGGGAAGTTATACTGTCGACTCGGAATTGAGTGCCACTAGTACGAACCCAGTACAAAACAAGGTCATCAAGCAAGCCTTGGATGGCAAGCAAGCAACTTTGCAAAGTGGAACGAACATCAAGACCATAAACGGAAATTCATTGCTGGGCGAAGGCAATATCCAGATACAAGGAGGTGGTAGCGGTGGAAGTGACCATGATACCACCAATTCATCCAAAGGCTATGCTCATGTGCCTTTAAACCTTGTTCAAAAGGATGTGGTAAAGACCTACTCCAATGTTACATGGATACATGGCGTTGAAAGTGTTACAAGAACATCAGTTGAAAAAACCTCTGCAAAATCGGACTCTAACCCAGACGGGTATGATTATGCTACGGAGTATTTTGTGGGAAACCCATCCGAATACGATGCATCTACAAACCCAAGTGGAAAGTCGCAATACGGAAAGGAAGAGAGATTCCCGTTTGCCACAAAGCCAGCAACGTCTTCCGAACCAGCAAGATTGTATAAGAGTGTCAGGAAGTCTGCGCCATTTATTGTGCTTAATACAACTCAAAATAAAGTTTATTTTAAGTGGCAATGGAATACTGGAAGTTGGGCTTTCAGTGACATCTACTATGATGGCTGGGCAGAGAAGCCTAGTGATGTGAATTTTGGCGTAGAAGATGGAAAGGTATTTGCCTATATGGATAAAGGTACTATCCATTACATAAAAAGAAATGGAAACACATGGGAAACCGACACAACGGAAAGTCTGCCGATAAACTATCTTGCATCCGATGCTTTCAACACGCCAAACACAATCTATGAGATTGCCTATGACATGGATTTGAACGGTGGCACAATAAAGCCCGCCAATGGAGTTGTCCTTAAATATGCTGGAGGTAAGATTAAGAATGGAACAATAGATTTTAGTAATTCATCTATTGATACAAGCAATCCAGTCATTATTGATTGTCCCGATGTGCAATTCTTTGAGAATGTGAAAATAATCAAGTCATTTTCCCAAGTGATGAAGGACGTGTGGTTCGATGATATTTGGATGGCAATGACAGTAAACCCAGATGCTTCTTTATTTTCTTGTACTGCAATAAGTTTAAGTAAAAACCATAAAGTAGATTTCAAGCACGGAGAGATAGCCGTGAGAGATAAACCCGCCCGTAAACTTACCATTTATGGGAATGGTAATAAACTTACAATAGATAACACTTATAGACCAAGTTCAGGTCGGTTGGTAAATAAAAAGTATCCAACAAGTTGGAGTCGGTTATTTGGTTGCAGTGCCATAGCTATTTATGATTTGACTATCGAACTTGTAGACAAGACCATCCAAACTTACGACTCTATAATTGTATCTTCGGATGTGTTTATGAAAAATGTGGTATATAGAGGATATTCAAGACTTGCTGCTAATTGGGACAATGATGATTATTCATTATCTGCCTTGGAATTGCATAACTGTGACTTGAGGGCAACGTCATTCATCTTTGAAAACAGTTACAACAAAGTAAGGTTCTACAATTCCCAGCTACGATACTTGAACCCACGAGTACGGCATTACTATGAACTGATTTCAATAGGTGCATATATAAATCCAGCATTGGTTGAGAATTGCAATGTAGAAGCCTATGATACCTATATAGGCGGTGTTTGGGAAGTAGGTGACAGAACTAAGGTAGACGGGGTTGTGAATGGCTACGGCTATATGAAGTTCCATAACTGCGAATTAGTAACATTTACCACTAATAATTCGCAAAAGACAAGAGGAATAACTGATGTAATCTATGAGGATTGTCATTTCAAAACTTGCGACTTGCCTTGGAAGACATCATGTATAGGTACAGTAACATACAGGAATTGTTGGTTTGATATATTTGGTTATCAAGTAGGTATGACTGATGCTGGACCATTTAGTTTTTGGAACATCAAGTCAGCTACATTTGAAGGATGTACTTTCAATAATACATCCTTTACAGACCCAGAAGTGACTGTGAAAGATGGTATATCCTATCCGCAGGGTTACACCTATCCACCTTATCTTGGCGCAATTATTACCATAGCACCACCGACAAGTATAGTTACAAGTGGTACTGGTGATGTGCAACTTGCAGATGGCGCAACTTGGGATTTCAAGTTGTATTTATACAATAATAGGATAATGGTAAACGACACTGTAATATCGGGGTATTCTTATCGCCCTTATTCACATTTTGCCATAAGAACAGTTAATCCTAATGATAATGGAGCAGCGAATAAAGTCATTCTCACAGACGACCAAGTTAAAAGTATGGTTGTATTAAGGGGGAATACGTTTGTGCATTCAATTTCTGGAACATCTGGACGTTACTACGAAAGTGTTGGATGTCATATGTATTTTAATAGTAGAGAAAAAGTTTTACCTGTTGATAACACTGTATTCACAGTTCCTCCTTCAAATATTCCTGCTAGAGATATAGATTACGAACAAGTAGATTTTGGATGTTGCGGTGTTAATTTCACATTCATTGATGCAGCTGTTTATAATCTTATTCCAGATGGGAAGGGTGGCACCGTAAGAGAATATACTAACATTCCTAGATATGGAAGGTATAATGCTGCTACAAATAAGGTCGCATGGCTAACATATTCAAGTGAGGAATCAACACCTAATTCGTAATAGTTATGGAATGGATATTACTATACATCGTCTACCCCTTGATGACACTTTTGGGAGTGCCGAGGGATGACCTTGATTAATTATGGCGATTTCGCTACAATTAGGATGGATAAAAAGTGCAATGGATGATTACGGTCAACCTCTATGCACTATAAAAAGTGAAAAAAAATAAATTGGGGAAAATTAAGCATGAGAATTTTTGCTTATTTTGACAAGAATCTATAACTTGTTGAATACAAGTTGTTTATAGATGAAAATTAAGAAGAAAAGGTGGTAATGTAATGTTACCATCTTTTTTTTGTTTTTTGAAAAAAAATATCAACTTGCCATAAAATAGCCTTGTAACTATTTGTGTATTAGTTCATTAGAACTTTGAAATGAACTTAAATAAGTATTGCTAGCAATTCATTTGTTTTGAATATACATTTACAAGCGTAATCGGTTACACAAGTGAGTAGAAAAACTTTTTTTCAAACAATTCAAAACAAAAGAAATTATTATGGCAGAAATTTATCAGTTACCAGACAATAATGGCGGTGGCAATAGTGGACTTGGTAACATCCCTTTCTCTATCCCTATCGGTGGTTTCGGTATGGGTAATGGTTTTGGCTTTGGTGGCGGTTTCGGTTATGGAATGAACGGGATTGCTGACTTGTTTGGACTTGCTATCATTGCTTCAATGTTCGGCTGGAACGGTGGTGGATTTGGCAATGGAGGCTTTGGCGGAGGAAACTCTGGTGCGGCTTTCTTGGCTAATCAGCTATCCAATGATTCGGGTCGGGAACTTATCATGAATGCAATCACAAACCAAGGTGAGGCATCAAGAACTGCAATCCAGACATTGAGCACAATGCTTGGTCAGGACTTCAACTTAACAAATGCAGGTATTCAGTCGGCACAGAACACCCTCAATCAGATTGCAAACGCACAGGGTATGTCAACCTTGCAACTGATTAACGCAGTACAGGCAGGTGATGCTAACCTTGCAAGCATCATTCAGAAGTGCTGCTGCGACAATCAGTTGGCTCTTTGTCAACAAACAAATGCTCTCCAAAACAGCATCAACGGCGTAAATGACAACATTACCGCAACACGTGCAGCACAGCAGTTGGCTGATTGTCAACAAACTTACGCATTGACTGACACGATGAACCGTAACTATCTTGCTCTTGACAACAAGATAGACCAGTTGGAGTCTAACCGCAAGGATAGGGAGATTACGGCTCTTACGGCAGAGGTAGCAACACTGAAGTCCCAGAACTTCACCACTGGTGTTGTTCAGCAAGCAGTTGCCCCCGTTATCGGTCAGATTTCCGCACTCGCCCGCGAGGTGGATGACATCAAGTGTCGTATGCCCGAAACTGTTAGCGTTCAATATCCAAACTTGCAGGTGTTTAACGCAACACCGTATGTAAGTGGTGGTTTTTACCCCAATGGATATAACGGATGGTACGGTGGCAATGGGTTCGGAGGTAATATCGTATTTTAAGTAGGCGAAAGGAGGTTTTGTATGGGATGTTTTAACAACATAACAACGAATGCAGGTGGTATAGCCTACCTACCTTCAACAAATGTGACAGTTGGAACGGAGTCAGTTGACATTGCTTTGGGGTTTCGCAGAATACAACCGATAGGTTATTTTACAGTTCGGCTTTCCGATGCAATCCCCACTGGAACAACTTCCACACTACCAATCACGATAACCTTAAATGGAACAACAAGAGCATTAACACTCTTTGATGGTACTCCAGCTACGGTTGCAGACTTGATTGGTGGCACTGGCGTTTTCCTTGTGTTCAACAATCGGTTTGATGGCATATTGCAACTAATGTCACGTACAACTGTCTAATAACCCAAACAAATGGGAATAGTTCTTTGACTTACTGATTGGCAAGAGATTCAGCCAGCCGCCTTTTACGTTGAGCATTAATTACTGCTTGCTTTGTGTTTTTATTGCTCATGTTCATAGTGCGATTGCACCATCGTAGGTTGTTTATGTGGTTGTTTAGCCCATTTCTATCTATATGGTCAATTTCAGGGTAATTATTTGGGTTGGGGATAAAAGCAACAGCAACAAGCCTATGTATTCCATATACATACTTTTTGCAACTTTTGCGAAAGCATATATAATTATACCATATTCCATTGTGAATAGTCTTATTAGGCTTTAGTAGCTTTTGTTTTATGTGATAATTCTTTCCATTCTTTAATTGTATTGTTCTTTCCAAGGAAACAACACGACCAAAAGAAGATATAGAATACCACCCTTCCCATCCTTCAACTGGTTTCCAATTCTCGCCTTTGAGTTTTATAAACTCAATAAATTCCTCGTTTGTCATTGTCAACTTTGTTTATAATGATGTCAACGATGAAAAAAGCGGGAAAGAGGTGTTGACTTACCTCTTGTCATTCGGTTTGCAACTCCGAACTATTCCCAATGCAAATATACAACAAAAAAGTGAATTAACAAAAAAGTAAAACACATGGATTTTAATAGTCTTGGGAACGGCAATCCGTTCTACATACTCCGAAAAGGGGAAAAGCCAGTGCTTGAGGTTGGTGTAGTAAAGTCAAAGTCACAGCCTCGTGCAAAGTTTCAAACCCAAACACCGAACCTTATGACTGGTATGCCTATTCAGCAAGTGGTGGATTTGGTGGCAACAATCAACGGCAAGGATGAAACATTCAGTGAGATACCCGTCAATGTGGAGATAGCCGCAAAGGGCAATGACACATTCAGTGGTAGCAGAGAAGCTATGCTGCAAGCCGTTGATGCTATGTTGCAGACATCAAAGAAGGCACTTGACCAGATACCATACCACAAGAGCGTCATTTCGGAAAGTGAAAAGATGCTTGAGGTGTTGAACCCGCAATATGCCGACAACAAGCGTCAGGCAAGAACCATACAATCATTGGAGGAAAAGCAAAAGGCAACGGAGGCGAAACTTTCTGCCTTGGAAAGCCAAAGTGCAGAAATGCTGGCGATACTACGTTCCTTGAATGGGTCGCCTTCTTCAACGTCTATTTAGAAACCGTCTAAACAACTCAAACAACTATGGGATATATCTTTATTGATGACAAGGAAAGCAGTGGTGGCAGCAGCAAGCAGCAGATGAGGCGTGCCATGAGAACACAAATGCGTAGTGGCGGTGGCTATTACCGTGGTGGAAACAGTGGTGGAAGCTATCGTGATGATGAAATGTACCGTGAGGGCTATCGTCAAGGCTATCGTGAGGGATGGGAGGATTCCGAGGATGAAATGAATGAGGAACAGTTCCGCAGACAACGTGACAGCAGAGGTCGATATATGTAATTGCTAGGCATGGTAAGGGGTGGGTGGCTTTCTTCTACAAAGGGTCATTCCACCCCTAATTCTTAATTCTTAAACAAGAAAAAAAATAAAGAAAATATGGATAATCTATTGAACTATCTAGTTCCAGAGGACATGGAACAATATCTTTCCTATTATGGAATGCACTTCAACAAGAACCTTTGTGAATTTGCAGTTGGAAAGATGAAACGTGAGGACAAGACTACTGGCATGATGAAAAAGATAACTCCAGTAACTCTTGATGAACTAAAAACCATGCTCGAAAAGCACAAGGTTAATATAGAAACAAACAATATCTATGATGCCTTGTATTTGGCAAACATGGTAAAGGCTGACTTTTGGGGAAGCAGTATAGAGGATGAGGCACACATGGCAAAGTACATCTATGATGTGTTGTGTGACCCAGACGGGTATGATGGTATCGTCTTTTGCCGATTCCTTGCGGATTGCAGTGCAAAGGGTACTATAATTTTTTGGGAACAAATGGTAAACAAGGCATGGTAACAAAATATCTAAAGGTCGGGCACAATGATTGGGGTGTCTTGGTCAACTATGACTTTGACATGACCGATTGGGATGACATGGCTGCGGTAATGAAATCCTTTGGGATGAGGGAACGTGAGATAAACAAGGCAATGTGGATTTTATCTGGGCCGAATACGGGGATGGCTATTTCCAACAATGACCTAAAGATGACATCAATATACATAGGGCATTCTACATCTCCAAGCCAGTTTTGGGACTCCCTGAACCACGAACTCTACCATGCCACAACGGCAATCATAGACTACTATGGAGAGCCCTATGACCAAGAGCCAGCGGCTTACTTGCATGGAGAACTTATGCGTCTTGCGGTGGAGGAAATCGGAACACCTTGTTTTTAGCCGTTCTAAGGGGCTATTTTGCTTTGTGTGATAACTTATAAGGGAAGGAACATAAAAAGTCACCCATAAGCTTTAAAATGCTTTGTGTGGCTTTCCTACAACAATTTGCTTTATTAAGTAAAGTTATATGTTCTTTATATCATTGATATAAGCCCATCTTTTTACCCTAAAATCATCATCACAATTAGGGTGCTGCAACTTATATGGCTTTGGATGGAAATATGATGTCTTGTACGCATCCCTCCAATACCCTTCCTCGATGTAGAAACAAACCCTATACGGATAATGCTCGGTGTATGTTTCAACAAGCAGATATTCGTATGGTCTTGGTTTCTTTCGTAGGTCATGCCAAACGGTTTCCATAGGTGCTAAAGTTTGGATGGTTGGGGGTAGAACCTTTTCTCTTGTTCACTCCACTTAAAGACCTGCTTGCAGTGTGGGCAAATGCAATCAACACCCATCACAATATCCATCTCATGATTGCAAGCAGGGCACAAGGCATTAAACTTGGGCATTACCGTTATGAAGTGCTTCTGGAACGTGTCGCCCGAATCAAGAGCACCTTGTTCATACATTGTCTTGATAAGGCTTAGAATATCCTTTACACTTGCATCGTCAAGTTCCTTTGAACGGTTGTGAAGAAGGTTTGCCAAAAGTTGCTGAACCTCCGAACCAGTAAACTTGTAGTCCTTCAATGTACTTGCACTTTGCTGAACATCCATTTGGTAGTTCTCATCCAAAAAATCCCTTAGATGCTGACACTCTTGTTGCTGTAGCATCACATCTGCATCCTTGATGAATTTTGAAAGGTATTCTTGTTCATCCTCCGTACCCGTTTCCTTTACAAAGTTCTCACGGTCATATATCATGGCATAGGCAGTACCCTTGTCCTCGCCCAACACCACTTGTGCAACAAATAGGTATTGTTTCAGGTCAAAGGTAATTCCACGTGTAAAAAGTACGTTCTTTGCATCAAGATAATTCAGCATAGTTCCTATAGGTTTTTTCTTCTTGCGTACTCGCACATCAGTACGGAGTCGACCTTGTTATCATCCACCTTCTTTGCCTTTTCCGACTTACGGAAGTCCATCATAGGGAAAAGCCTTTTGGCACAGTTTATTGAGGTTTGCTTTGTGTTTACCTCTTTCCTTGTCATTTTCTTTCCCTTTACCACCACTTCCTTGTATGTTACAACCATGTCGGAATTTCCCCACATTTCTTTCTGCCACTCCTTTGGCTGAACAAGTACATAGGGTATGTGGTTTGCAGCTAGCAAGCCGATTAGATACCCTTTATTAAAACCAAATGCAAAGGTTGCTTTTGCACTACTCCCGAACACTGGATGAACATCCTCAATAACGCAAGCAATGTTCAAGTTGTCTGCCCTTGCATTCATCATTATCTGGCTAAGTTGGTACAAGTCATTATCCTCAATGGAAAAGAACTGCCACTTGCCATCCTTTTGCATGGATATAAAGCCCTTGCTACCTACGTCTATTCCAATATATAGCTTACTTTCCATCTTATTTCAACAAATTTTCAAAACCAGTTAGCTTGACTCCTATAAGTTCCATATTGTAGCCTTGCTTGATATAGTTCTCCATTATTGCATGGGCACTTGCTATTGTCTTTGCAAACAATATGACCTTGTACTTAATGTATTTCTCATCCCCGTCATCGGTAGTGAACACGTCTTGCATCTCGGCTATCCAAATCAAGTCCTCATTGCTTTGCCTTGTGTTGATGATTTCCTTAACCTTGGAACGCTTTACTGCAATGACATCCAAGTTGGTTTCCCCATCACACCATTCATAACCCTTTGCTTCCGCTTCGGCAAAGGTTTCCACATTCTCCACAAGATACTTTTCCCTAGCAATCTTATCATTGCCGCTCTTAGGGTCTATCGTTGTGTATTGTACCTGAATTTCATAAATCATACTATTGTTCGATTTTAAGTTTTACTTCTACATTCTTTGGATGATGAACAACAACCCTTATAGGTTCTTCAACCATGCCATTGGGAACTTCATCCCTCAGCTTTATAATCCTACGGATGATAACCCAACGCTTTGCCCATAGTGTTTCCTTTGTGACCATCCTCGCCATCTTGTTCACGCTGTTTGATATGCTTTGTTCGGTAAACCGTCTGCCATACCTCAATGTGAACTCTGCAATCTTGACAAAAGGCTCATTGGTCATATACCTATAGGCATACCAAAAGAACCACCTTGCATGAATGGTGCTTACATCCCTAGTTTCGGTTATTACCTTTGACTTGTCTACATTACACAATGATGCCACAAGGTCAAGAAGATAGTCTTGTATGCGTATCTCATGCCTTTGCAATATCTTACATACCTCGTCTATATCCTTGTTATCCAAGGCATCCCAATCCATTAAAACCTTTTCCCTATCCTCCATTATTGCGTTTCCTTTCGTTAATACCCTTTAGGATTGTCTGCTCCTTCAACGGAAGCCTTTCCACATAGAGGTTAAGCCTTTGGAGGTCTTTGCCAAGAATCTTATCCCACACACCAATGATGGAATACCGAAAGCGTAGGAATGTGAACACACCCTTGTATTCTACAACATTCCCATTGATTTGCTTTTCAAGGTAGCATTCAAAGTCTGGCTTTCTTTTTCTTGTGATAAAGCTGCCGCTTTCAATGTCAAACTCCATTATCGGCTTTCTCTTTATCCAAAGGTAGTTCTTGTGGTCTTTAGTGAAATAGGTGGCTTCAATGGGGGACAAGTCAACGCCATCAACGATGATTTGCCCCTCGTATTTTCCACCAGCCTTTCTTTGTATGTGTCCGTTTATGTAGTCGCCAAAGTCATTCATTCATCACACTTCTTCAAATTCGGTATCATCATTTTCCCATCCCTCGCACTCTTCAATAAGATGCTTGATTTCACGTTTCTTTCTCCTTGTTTCAGCATCTTTCGCATCTTCAACATCCTTTATCGCATCCCATTCCCTTTCGAGGTGTTCCTTGAACTTGTTTATGAGTTCCAATGGGGTGTAGTGCCAGTTTTCGGAAAACTCTTTCTCCCAATCCACATCGCTTGTGTCATCTGGTTCATTCCAACCGATTGCAACACATCCACCCTCATCATCGGAGTCATAATCAACTCCAGACGGGCCTGGGATATATTTGTCGGTAATAACATCACAAGTCTTGACAAGTGTTTGTGATACTTGTATTTCAAATTCCTTTTCAGGAACATCTTCTTGATTCCAAGGAGCATCGGGTGTGTCTGCTCCGCATGGATAGCTATAGTTATCGTACATAGGTCATAGTTTTTATTAGTTAGCCAAAAGCATAGGCATAATCAATGATGTGTAGTCATAGGTGTTGTTTTCCTCGCCCTCGGTAATGATACCAGCACGGGATGGCTCGGCAAGTGAAATCTTTACCGTATCACAATCAATGTTCTGCAACAACTGCAACAAGGAACTACCCTTGAAACCAATGGAGAAAGATGGAAGTTCGGGGCTATAGTCGCATCCTACCACCTCGCTTGCCGACTTGCTAAACTCAAAGTCCTCTGCCGAAATGGTCATTTCGCCATTGTAGAAAGTAAGTGCCACAAGTTCCGATGTAAGGCTACCCATAGGGAGGACACGTTTTAAGGCGGTAATGAATGCAGCCTTTTCAATGTTCACAATCTTGTCATTTGTCTTTGGGATTACGGCATCATAGTTAGGGTAGCGACCCTCTAGGAGTCTTGCGGTCATCTTAAACTGGGTGTTTGTTACCACAAGGCATCTATCATTGAACATAACATCTATGTTACTGTCTATGGTGCTAGCCAACACGTTCATAAGTGTGCCACAAGGTCTTTTTGGCATTGTAAAGCCAAACATCTCTTCCTCATTGCTTGTAATGGTAAGGTCTTTGTACTTTGCCAACTTGTGACCATCCGTAGCCACCGTAACCATCCCGTCCTTGAAGAACTCAAATCGAACACCAGTCATTACTGGGCGAAGTTCATCACTTGATGATGCAAAGCCAGTCCTTTCCATAGCCGTGCGTATTCGCTTGCCATCAACCTTCATTTCCTTTGCCCCATCCATATTGCTTGACGGTGTAGGGAAATCATCTGCCTTTTCATAGGGGAGTGAGAACTTTCCGTTGTCATACTTGCATACAACAATGTGCTTTTCCTCGTCAATGTTCATTGTGATGGTCTTTCCATTAAGGTTTTTCAATGCCTGCAACAATGCCTTTGCCTCGATGCAAAGCAAGATGCCAACCTCGGCTTCCGTAATAGGTGTCTGCCATTGCAGCCATGTTTCCCCGTCACTTGTGGTTAGTTCTACAATCACACCACCCTCTTGCCCTTGCTTTGTTTCTATCCTTACGTCATTAAGTATAGGCAAGGAACTCTTGATGGGTGCTACTGAACTTACAAGTGCCAGTGAAGGAGTAAGTTCATCGGAATTAAATCTAATAATCTTCATAAGTTTCTCTTATAAATTGATTAAACAAAAAAAATATGTATCTTGTTGGGACTGCATGAGTCGAACATGCCTGACAAGAGCCAAAATCTTGTGTACGAACCGCTATACCAAGCCCCAATGTGAAAACCTACTACGTTTCCCAACGCCTTGGTTTTCATTGTGTCAAACTAATCAATCCATGACCTAAATAAATAAATAGCTATGAGTATTCAAAAAGTATGCAAAACTTTGTTACGGCAGTGGGATTTGCACCCCACCTTTGGGCAATGAACCCACTATGCGACTTTCACACTGCTGCCGTGATGTTGGAAGCCTACCGCCTTTCACAAGGATTTGGCTTCCCTTTTACCCTAGTAGTAACTTTTGTAACCAAAAAACTAATAACTATGAATATCCATCCTTAAACACACTTGCAAATTTAGTGCTTAATTTTCAATATGCAAAACTTTGGATTGAAATTTTAGCAAAAATTAAATACTAAAAGTACTTGTTATAGTCAAACACAACTATAGGCGAGTTTTCACAATAAGACAAAGACCTTAAAGTGTTGTAACACACAAAGTCTGCTGCCTCTTCCTCCGTTATGCCATCCTTTTCAACCAGATATTCAACCATCTTGTCATAGTCATACACCGCCTTGTCATCGTGTGATATGCCTATGAATGCAGTTTCATAGGATGGGTCTTCAAACAAGAGTGTTTCATCAAGACCATGCACGGAAAGGATTTCTTTTATTTCTTCTTGTGTCATTATATTTTACTTTTAGTAACAATAACCAGTCCTTTAAATGTTAAATAGCTTGCTATTACTATATTTACCAAACATATTGCATAGATAAGCCACTCATCCATCTCAAAGTTAAAGTAGGATTTCTCTACAAGGTTTATGCCTAGATACCCACAAGCCATCTTATTATAGATGCAAGTTTCAATGGCAATACTTATTATTGTTAGTACTATAAGAGTTTGTAAGTTGTATTCAAAATAATTACCAATAAAGAATGTTATAGGTTTCTTTATTATAGTATAATTATCATACAATACAAAGTCTTGACAATACAACCCAATACAACTTTCAGCATAAGAAACAAGGATAATAAAACATATAACAAAAGGTAACACTTTCCCAATTCTAATTAAAGCAACCCTTGTATTATGTATAATTTTCATTTCCTTCTTATCTTAATTCTAAATGTTGGAGCAACATCTGCTGGTGGTCTTGCCTCTATACGTTGCAAACTATCCCTATTAGCCCTTTTAGTGGCTTTAGAACGCAATTTAACACGTTCCTTGATAACTACCTTACCCTTGCGCTTTTTCGCCTTTCTGCGCCTAATTTTCGGCTTTGGAGATGGCATTGGCTAATCATTTAAATGGTTGTCTATATAGTCTACAAAGTTTATCCATGCAATCCATAGGGCTGATGCACCTAGTGTAATGCCCAAACCTTCCAAGGCAAACAAAAAACCTTCACTTGCCCAAACAAGTGCGAATGCAGATAACAACAATGGGGATATTGTAATGACAAATTTTTTCATAGACTTATCTATTAAATGCTCTAAGGATTTCCCCAAAGACTTTTTTCTTTTCCTCTATTGGGGCATCTTTGTATATTTCACTTGTCAACTCTATATCTGGCAATGAAGAAATGATAACACCATTTAATACCCACATGGCAAATCTTTCGTATTGCAAAAGTTCCTCCATTCTTTTTTTTGTAACTGTTACCAATTCTTTATTTTCATTGTTGTTTATAAATTCCATTTCCATTTACTCTATCTCTTTAGGAACTTTAACAAGAATGCCAATCATCTTTCCTCTTCGGAACTCCATTGTTTCGTACAAATTTTGCCTGATATAGTTGTAGATTGTTTGTTTGGAAACATTCAACAATTCAGCAAGTTCACTTACGCTTACCCATTCCATGTCCTTGCTTTCATTAGTTTGCATTGGCTTGTTCCTCCATAAACTTTTCTTGTTGTTGCTCATTAAGTGCATCGGCTTCTGCCTTTACCCTTTCCTCATCGGTCATAGGCTCGAAGATTTGGCTTTCCTTCATGCCATCAATGAACTTTTCAACCATTGCCATAGTTTCCTTGACGAACTGGATATTAGTCATACCTTGTGGCTTTTCGCTTAACACGATATGGTTTCTAGCCACATTGTGCAAGTATTGCTCATAGACTAAGAATGCCTCGCTTTCGGTTTCCCCAATGCTATACAATGGCTGGAAGATATTGTTCAGCCATAGGTCATAGAACCAAGCCAGATTATAGTTTATCTTGTTTTCCTCCTTGCTTAACACATCAAACAATCTGGCATAGGAACGTACAACACCTCCCTTTTCATTCTTGACAATAATATCATTGTCATGTGCAAGTGCTATATCCACAAAGTTCTTTGTGTATAGGTATGGTCGGCTTGCACCGCTTGCAGTGATTGCATTGAAAACATGGCGGTGGAACATAGTTCCTATAACTGCATAGTCACTTGTTACAGTAATTCTCAACCCCTTGTCATCAAAGTACACCGATTTTGTGTCCTTGTCCTTTGGAACTAGGACTATAGCACTTTGCATTCTCTTTTCAAGCTGTGCATTTGAAAGTTTCTTTTGTTGCTGTTTCATAATGGTATGATGCTTTATTTTTTCTTGTTTTCATCTGCATAGATAACCGCCAAACGCATAAGTATGGAATCATGCTTTTGTGGAACACGAGCATTAATCTTGTTTTTCTTGTTGTAAGCCTCGATGAATGCCATAGCTTCTTCATCACTATGCAAAAAGTCAAAGAGATACTCATTTTCTGGCATCGTAGGGGTTTCAAGTTCAACTCCCTCGTTCTCTATCTCCGCAGCCTCATTGATTATTTCATTAGCCTTTTTCTTTGACTCGGCATCAAGGTCTGCATCAGTCATGTCGGTTTCCATATAGTTGGGAACTAGGTAGACCTTCTCAACATCACTGAAAGGTTCGCTACCAAACACTTTCTTTATTCTTGGCTTAATGTCGCCTTTTTCTGGATTGTAGGAAGCCACGGCATATCCCTTGTGCCCAGTCATCAAAGAAACAACTGCAACACCATTGTCGAATGCGCTCTTGCCATCCCATTCTTTCTTAGGTATGCTTGGCAGATTAAGGTATGCCAGCACTTCTTTTTCAAAAATAACCATAATCTTAATTGTTTAAGTTTGTAAACATTTGCAAATATACCAACATTTTTTAAATATGCAAAACAAATAAAGTCATTTAACACATTTTGGGTAGGGTATGGGGATTTGAACCCCACTCCTTGCAGACTTACCAAAGAGGATTTCTTTACGTGGATATATGCGCAGTCACCACAACTCTTTCTTGCTGCCTATGCAACCACTTACACCAACCCTACATCTTTTTTTCTTGTCTTTTCTTTCGTTGCCATTCCCGTGCCGTTTTCTTTATCTTTTCACGGTATTCCTCATCCTCGGCATATTTCTTGTTTTTCATCGCAGAACGCCTGATTTTAATATCAGTCCTACGGATGTATTCATGCGCCCATTGCTTTCTTTTTTCTATGTCTTTGTATGGCATAACCTTTATGCTTTGTGTAGGTATGGGGAAGACCGCCTTTGAAACTAAACTAACACTATTATTGTTTGACAATAATCGGGCGGTCTTTCCTTTCCATAGCCTATTTCTTGTATTTCCTTTCCACAAACTTGTCATGGTTTCGGCAAGAATCATTTTCACACCATTCCATTTCGCTATGGCTTGTGTTCATAAACACACAGTTGTAGCAAATGTATCTTCCACTGGTATCATTGTCATCAAACCCCTCGCCCTTTGGTTTAGGCTTTGTGTATTCGTCAAGGTCTTGTTTTGTCAGCATAGTCTTTCAACTTTCTTTTCTTTTACAAGCATATCATAATCAATGTCATCATTTCCCACATGGTTGTCTTTTACCTCACAACAACATTTTGCAATCCATGTGGCAAGGTATGTGAATGCCTCGTCATTTTCAAAGTCTGGTTCTATTCCTACATACTTGCATATTGCGCCAGCGGCATGGATGGCTTCGTGTGTTATGTTCCAAGGCGACATGGCTTCCTTGTTGTTCTCGAACCTTATAAGAACACCTCCAAGATTGTTCTTGTCCGCCGTTCGGTATGTTATTCCGTAATACCCTTGCTCATCCTTGAACCTATTTCCTCCGTCATCTCCCGATGGAAACATTTCGTTCAACTCATCATTTGTAGCCTCATAGGTAATCCAAAGTTTTCTTGGATATATTATTGGGTTAAATTCAAAGATTTTTGTTTTCATTGTTGTTTATCTTTTATCGGTTCGCCTTCATTCCATGCAAATGAAACCTCGCACATACCATCTCCAGCATCAAATCCTTTGTCTTTGACTACATATCCATTATCACTCTTTTCGGTGACTACACCTATACCTCCGAAAGCATGGATAACCTTGTCACCCACCTTTAGTTCTTCAAATTGTTCTCTTGTCATTTTTAGACCTCGTGATATGTTTCATCGAATATATCAGCCTTGCAAGGATAGAACTCGCCCTTTACACCTTTGATGATATAATCGCCTCTTCTTGCCGTCATGTCCCCTTCAAGAGTATGAATGATTAAATCCACACGACTGGCATTTGCACTTTCGGATATTGGTACTACCACTTCTTCAAATTTCACGGCATTGCCAGCAAAGTTTGTGATGTCTTGCCAGTTCAAGCCATCCCACTGTATTGCCTCAATTACTACGGGTTTCTTAACGTACTTTCTTACTTTACACTCCATAATGTTTTCTATTTTAAATTTTAAAATCCTTTAATGCCTCAACAAACTTATCCCACTTTTTAAACACCTTTCCATCAAGCATATAATGCCTATATGACTTGCCTTTTGGTTCTCCATCTTTGTAAGGAACATGGTCGCATATTTTAATCCGACCATCATCACTTGCATAGGTGGCATTCAAAGTGGAATGGTATTTTCGTAAATTCTTCGAGTGTCATAGTCTACTTTTTTACTTTCATCAATTATATCTTGCTTTAATTCATTGCAAAAATTTACAACCTCGTCTAAAGCTGAAAGGAAAAAATCTGCATTCTCATCGGCTGCTGCGGTGAGTATAAGCCCCATTAATTCCATTGCCTCAGCATCGTTATCATCATGATACATCTTTAGTAATAATTCGGATGCAACTTTTATTGCTGGTTTTCTAATTTCAATTTTATAAGCTATTTGTGCCATATTCTTATTCTTTATTATCGTTATACCATTCCAATAACCATTGTTCAAGTTCTTGTTTTCTTTTCTTTATATAAGCAATGGAAAGATTATCACCTTTGCTTAGCAAAAGTTCCACCTCTATCAATCTTTCATAGCCGTTTGCAAGTACACTTCTTGTTTCGTAAGGGAGCGAATTAAAGGCATTTATTGCCTTTTCCTTTGCCATTTTAAGAGTCGCTTTGTCAATTATTTCCATAGTCTATTCCTCCTTATATAATTCACAAGCTTGGTTAGTAACTTTGATTTTTAGTAATCGGTTAAATGTCCGCTTGCTCTTGCGTACGCCACAGTATTGTATAACCCTACCACCACATTCCCATCGTTGGCGGTTTGAACAAGTCCTACAAGTCTTATTCATTTCTCAATCCTTATTCTCTATAATCATCATAGATTTCAATCTTTCCATCATATAGGACTATCCTACCATACTTAGCTATGAATGCCATCAGTTCTTCAAGTGTATTGATTTCAACCCAGTAGATAGGCTCATTCCACATATCCATACCTTCAATGGAAGCTTCATCACAAGGCTTTGCCTGACTGTCGCTTGTTCTTGTTACTGTAAATTTCATTTCTATTCCTCCTTTTCGTTTACATTGCTATTGCCAATTATCTCCTTGGCTATTGCCTCAAGATATTCATCGGCAACACTTTCGTCACCATTAGCCTTTGCATTGCGAAGTCTTGGCTTCCACTTGTCAATGATATTCGCTTCGGCTACAAACACCGCTTTGGCTATTTCCTTCCAATGAGCAATAAGTTCATCCCTCTTCATTTCTTACCCTCCTTTGCTTTGAGTCCAAGATTGAAGAAATGTCTTGCAAATTCCATGTGAATTACATTTTCATTGTTCCTAAGCCATTTAGAAACTTCGCTTTGCAAGTCCACCTCTTTTGTTTCGATAGAATTGAGAACATCTTTAACCCAAGTTAGCGCATTTAACCACATAAGTACATCCCTATCTATCTTTTCTCCAGTTTGCATCTTATGTGTGTCAGTTGGATGTAGTTCTTGCATCCTTTTTTCAATCTCTGCCACTATTGCAACTTTGTCTATCAGTTCCATATTATTCCTCCTTGTATTTGCCTTTCAGCATTTCAATAAAATCACTCTTTACCGCATCCTTTAGTTTTTTGACGAAAGATTCATCGGCGTGCATAATGTCTATGACGGTATGCCCAATTTTCTCTTCCTCATATTTGTATAATTCGCCTAACTCACTTCCATCAATGAACATGATTCCCGTATAGGCGGTTGCGATAATCTTTTCTTTGCGTGTCATCTCTTAATATGTGAAATGGTTATATATAGTTTTAGCCATATTATATCCATACTCCATGATGGATACACAAGATAGGAATTCCTTCCATACCAAGTAAAGCATACAGTGGGCAGAAGATGCCATGTCTTGTTTGGCGATTGCCAAATGATTTCTAATCTTAGTTTCATGATAGCCTTCGTTTGATTAAACTAATCCAATCAATAATTTTACTATAAAGTTCTGGATTAACATCATCTATGTTGCCAAGTCCTATCAAGATGTTTTCTCTAAAAAATTTTTCATCCTCTTCTTCCCATTTCCACTTACTGTCTTGCTTTGGCTGAGGTTGAACACGGTCTTTGATGGATTTTAGCCATACAATACCACATTTACAATCTTCGGCATAACACGTTTCTTTGAATGTGGACAACCATCCTTCAAGAAGACCAATAATTCGTTTTCTTTCCCTCTCATCATCTTCACTCCAAGTAGACTTTTCTGTGACTATATCAATAAGGTCATCTGCTTGTTGCTGATAGCTTTCTTCAATAAGGTCATCAGGGTTAATTTCTATTTCCTTCAGTTCTTTCTTCTCAGCATCCCACTCATAACCTGCTTCCTTTATTTTTGCAAATAGAGTATCACGCTGTTCTTTTGTGGCAGGATAAACTTTGTTGTTATTATTCCAAGTATCAATCCCATTTGCCTCTATAAATTCATCTGCCAAATTAACACCGCAGTAGCAATATACATAATCTTTATCGTGCTTTTTATATATAAAAGGAGCACCATTTGCATCTAAAACATCACCATCCTTTGCATCTTCAATGCACCAAAGATGGTAATTAGTTTTTGTGGAATAAAAATACCCATTATCAGTCAAATCGTATGAGGATAATCCATTTGAAACATTTGTAACAACACGTTTTACTTGGTACACATGGTTATCTTCTTCATCAACAACCCAATCTCCAATCTTGAACTTTGGGTATTTTGTTTCAGTAGTTGTAATAGGCTTCCCGAAGTGTGGGTCAATGGAATTACCATCCTTTATTGCGTCTTGCTTTTTAAGTTTTTCAATAAGAGCATCTGCGCAATCAACTGCAAATTTTACACAATGTTCAATACAATGGCTTCTAGAAACTGCGCCTTGTAATGCTGCAATAATTGCTTTTTCACGAATATCTTGCCAATGTTCATCTTCCATTGAAATAAATTCAAGTTCATCTTTTGTAAATGTTCGGGCATTTAAAAATGTTGCTTCTATATATATATCAAACATATCTTGTTGGCTTCGCCCATAATCTGCCATCATACAAGACACATTAACAATTTCTCCAGTTTTCTTTATTTTCGCTTTCATAGTTATTTAGATTATTCTTTTCTTACATTACAAGCATCGGCAAGTAGCCGTATCTTCTCACAAAAGAAATCCACTTGGTCGGGAAGTTCATTCTTAGCCCACTTCCACTTGGATTTTTTCACATTTCTATCAATCATTTCAAAGAACTCATCCCTTGTACCAGTACTTACGCATTTTTCATCTACAAGAAAATTACATAATTCCTTGAATGATTCTGCCAACTTTTCTATAGTGTTACGGAGTGCAGTTTCATCAACACCCATGCACCACTTTCTTCTTGTTTCTTGCTGGCAATCCTCAATGCAAGTGGGTTGCCTTTTATCCTCATCGGGAAACTTGTCAAAGATGTAAATACCCGATATGTTTCTTCTAATAAGTTCTTCCATAGTTACCGATTTTTAAGTTCAAAAAGTTCACAAGCCTTTTGGGATGGGGTAACAACATAATGCCACTCTACCTTTTTCCTTGTATAAGTTCTAACGGCACATTGATAGAAAGTGTGAAAACCGCTAACAGTCTTTTCCTCACAATGAACGCAATTCCTACACCTAAGTGCAGTATTACGTTCCAATTCCCTTTTAGCCTTTTCAGCCTCATTTCTTCGTTTAAGTTCATACCGCAATGCCTCGGTAGAAAACTTAGCCAATTCATTGTTTACTGGCCTTTCTTCCATTGTTATATTCTCTTCCATAGTTCACTTGTTCTTCCCAATAATGGTTCTTTTCCTTGTCAAATCTCCAATGAGTGTAATAATCAAAACTACCCCAACCCGTATTAACATAGTCATAGACGTAGAAACCAGACATCTCAACAACAATCTCTCCCTTGTAAATTGTTCCATCCTTGCCTAGCAATTCTACATAGGCGGTCATTGTTGGCATCGCTTCCGTTACCGAATGCCATTCATAGTCTATCTTATCGATGTATTTCATAGTTATTTATTGAATGCAACGTTCCATTCACGCCCCTCTAATGTAGGAAACTTTTTAAGGACGATGTTACATATATCCTCGGTTGTGAGAACATTCTTTAGTTCGCCATCAAGAATTTTCCAACTACCTTCCACCATTCCACGGATAGTTCCGTAATAGGTTTCGCCATTGTTAATCATCACATCGAAATCAACTTTTACCTTTGGCATAGTTAAATTCTAATCATTAGGCAAGGTGTCTACAATTCCTTGCACATTGCCGTATTTCCTGATAATCTCATTCTTGGTCACTTCATCCAAATATCCCTCCAAGTAAGCCTTGCTAGCTCTTGCATCAGCCATCATTGTGTCAAGTATCTGGTTCTTTTCCCCACACTTGCCCAATACCTCGGCTATCTTGCCATACAAGTCACGGACACGCTTTATTCTTTTAATATCCAACTGTTCCATATCTAATAAACACTTAAAGTCTTTTTCATTCTTTCTATACGTTCCAACCCATCCTTTGTCGGGTTTCCTTCACTGTCGCAAGGAATAAGTATCTGGGTTCTTTTCCCCACTTTTACCCACCGCCAACCATTAGCGATGCGTTCCCTTTCTATCCTTGCGCCTTTCTTTACTCCATTTACGGCAGCTTGTGTGACTATGCTACGTTCATCAACCCAAGCCATCTCACCAGTTATTTTCAAGGACATATCACACTACTCCTTCTTTGTTATGTTAGTTACTTTTCCTATCGTCTTGTTTACATGAAAAGCCTTGTATGGAGTAACCTCGGTTCGCTTTTCAGTAACCTCACGGATGATACTTGCAAAATAGAAGTATTCGGGGTTGTCCTCGGAAAGTCTTTTTGCCACCATCAAGGCACTTGCCTTATCCATATCAGGGTGTATGCACTTTTGCGTACCATTCTCTATATCGTACCTTACAACACCCCATGTTTCATGGCTATCCAATGTTTCTTGGTCTACGCAAGACTTGCAGAAGGTGTAGAAGTTCTCGCCTTGTTCTATCTTGATAGCCAGTTCCTTGTTGTGCTCGGTTCTTTGCGCACCACCCAACTGCCATTCCTCTGGAACTTGCATCCAGTCCATTATCTTGTGATATAGGTTCTCGGTCTGCTGTTCCACATCATCGGCTGAACTTTTGTCTGCATAATATCCAGTCCAAAACCTTACAAATCTTTCATAGGCTTTTTCAAATAGGTTCATTTCCCTTGCAATTTCGTTTCTGCGGGCTTGTAATTCCCCTATAATGGTTTCTATCCTACCATACACATGAAATGCAGCCATAATGCTTGTATGCACCACACAAATAAGATTTGCGATACGTTGGAACACCCCAAGTTCCTGAGCTTTTTCAATGGATAGGCTGCGGATGCCTTTTGTTTCTATTTTTTTCTTAATGTCGGTGGCTATTTCCATACCACCGACAATCTCCATATCTTCTTCTATCATAATCCCTTTATAATAGCATTAACACCAAAAAGGAAAACATTTGAAATGACTATAACCCCGACTCCAAGCATTGTAGCCTTAATGTCAAGAATGTCAAAGCCATCATCAAGTTTTTCCTTTAAATAGGCAACTATATAGGCAACTGGTATCATAAGGAATGTGGCTACAAGAAAGCCAGTATATCCAAAGAATACGATACCGAATACGGATGCCATAGCCACCATCAATGCACCTACAAAGAAGTGCATCATCTTGTCAACCCCATGCTTTTCAATAAGGTCGGTCACTAACTTCATTTCCTTTCTTGTTATCCTTGTTTGTTTCACTTTCGGTTTCATTGCCAGCCTTTCCACCCTTTGAACCTTTCTTGTTCTTTAAGGCTTTCTTGTACTCCTCGTCAGCCTTGCGCTGCTCGGCATTTGCATCATAAGCCTCACGGTCTTCGATATTGTGGAAGAACATATCCCACAATCTCTTTATAAACTCCCAAATAGACTCTGGAATAATCCTCAAACTACCTTGGTCAATCCATATCACGGCTAAAAAGACTCCAACGAATAAGATTATAATTAATCGCCACTCCAGCCAATAGGGTAATGCAAAAAGTGTCATTTGTCACCTCCTTTCTTACCTTTGATACGTTCCCAAAGTTCTACAAACAAATCCTTGAAGCCATCCAGCTTACCCTTAAATCCAAGTGCCGTAATGCCAGCACCAAGGATAAATCCAACAATAAAATCTACGCTCATACGCTTAAATGTTTTTAAAGTTATTTATTTTCATCTTGAGGTTCTCCAAAGTCGCTGAACTTTTCGGCAACGGCTTGTGCAGCAGCCATGTCAACCTCTGGTTGTTCATTGTCTACATAGGAGTATTCATCCTGACTATACATCACACTTTGGTCTGCCTTCATTGCATCAGCCATCTCAACACTCAACGGGGCGTTCTTTGAAAGGTTCAGCTTTACAACCGTCTTCTTTGCCATATCCCCGAAATCGGTAGTCCACTTGGATGCAGCCTTTACCTTTGGATTGGATGAACGATAGGTTTGTGAGTACCGCAATGCGTGTGCCTCCATTTCCTTTAAGGACATATAGAATGTACTTTCAGCACCATTGAGTAGCTTAAAATAGCTTACATAGCCTATTACGGGCAATTTCTCACGTTCCTCATCATCATCAACAAAGTTGAACTTGCATTCCCCAGTAAGTCGGTTTCTTGATACAAGTTCGCCCTCACGGACATCGGTTGCATTGGGTATTACTGAAAACTGCCCGCTTCTTAAAGCAAGTTGCTTTACACCCTTGTAGCCAAGTTGGAACTGGGCAACCGTAATGCCACGCTTGTTGTCCTTGTAAGGCAACACATAGGCAAAGCCAAGTGAATTGTCAAGCGGGAGGTTAAGTGCCGTTGCCTTCATTCCAGCGAACATGATGGTGTATGGGTCGCAGTCTTGCAACAGCGCATTGTTAGCCACAAGTGCGGTAATGTTGTTGACAAAAGAGCCTTTCCTTTCGCCAAGGACATCTGCAAGATACTTTTGTGTACTAGGACTTGTTATTGTTTGATTGAAAGCCTTCAAGCCATAGGCTTTCTGGGTTACTACTTCGTTTGCCATAGTCTTTCTTTTTTATTTGTTAAACATCATTTTTCTTCTTTTACCTTTATCGTACAATACCCTTTCCGCTTTGTGACCTTGGTGTATGTATCTATAATTTTCTTAGCCTTTCTCGGATGTTCCCTTGACAAGTCATCCATGTATTTCTTTGCATCAAAAGACTTGCTCACGGTAGGGTCAACACGGGAAATAGAAAAGGCATCATTCTTTATAGACTTGATGTCATGGGAAACCATAAATTCATACAGTTTATTCTTGAAAGCATCAACCATATTCTCACGTTCCTTGATTTCAACCAAGGTAGCTGCCACAAGGTCAAATTCCTCCTTTATCTTTGCAGGCAACAAGTCAGCGTTAATATCATCCCCCTCGTAGTATTCGTTAAACCCTTCCAAGAACTCATCAACAACATCCATAGCACGATTAACACTAAACACTTGTGCGTTAAAGCTTATTTCCTTTATGGTAAGGCGTGAAACATCAAACTCAATGCCATTCTCCAAGTCAAGCCCAGTGGTTGAATAGTGTACCAAGAACACCTTTACACCCCAACCCTTGCCATACTTCGCTGCCATTTCCTTGCCGAGAATATAGTGAATATAAAGCTGCGTCTTGTATTCATCCCTTGTGTCCTCAAAACTAAACTTTGTTGTCTTGACTTCATACACAAACAACATCTTACGGGCATCATCCCTCTTGACTATATCGGGGTGTGAAATGAGTTTTACATTCTTTCTTGAATACTTATCGGAAACCCACAATGGATTGCTTTCATATCGTGGGTCACGCTTTATAGCCATGATGTGTCGGTACACTGCCATCTCAATGTCATCGCCAGCCTTCATCGCTGCACTTGTAGGAATTTCCTCTTGTGGTATCAACCCCTTGCACACTGCCAACCGCTTGTATGCACTCTTTGGCACTTTACCCAATGTGGCAATCTGCGCCAACATCTTTCCATCACTACTACCCAAGCAACCGACACGGGTTTGGGTAATCTCTTGCTTGTAGTCTTTTAATTCTTCCATAAAAATAAAATAAATAAAATAGTTAATTAGTCTTTATCACCGTAATATCCCTACAAACCACGTTGCAAGTTATGTAGGTATTTCCCTTGTATTCTGCCTTGTAGGATGAAAGGCGACCAAGAATTGAAACCCTTTGCCCACGATGAACATCCACCTTGTGAAGATATTCAAGCTGGCGTTTGTCATAAACGAATATCCTGACATAGGTCTGGGAATGGGTTCTTTCGGTACTGTCGGCAATTTCCTTCATGAAGGAGTTTATGCAAAGCGAGAAGGTAAAGAAATCCTTACCTTCTTGCGTCCTTCCAAACTTCGCATCATCTCCCACAAGTCCTTCCAGTATAACAAAATTCTTGTCAAGCATACTTTCTTTATGTTTTTATTTCCTGTGTATTATTGCATAAAGAGTTCCCTTTGATGTAATGCCAAAATGTTTCATTGTTTCTTTATAAGATTTTGTTTTGTTGTAAAATTCAATAACACTATCTTTATCATATTTAATCAAAAAAGAACTTGCTCTTTTTGCATGTTGTTTCCTCTTTTCTTTTGGTATATCCATCATATTGTCACTGTTCGTACCAATTTCTAAATTTTCCAGTCTATTGTTTGATGGGTTGCCGTCCAAATGCCTAACGCATTCTGCTGCAAGCAATAAGTCGCCAAATTTTTGATACGCTGCAAGTCTATGTACAGCGACTTGCACACTTTTCCCACCAAAGGTAATACAAAACGAAGAATAACCGTGATGATTCGTTAAAGTCCTTTCCTTCTTATTAGGGGAAAGAACTTTGTTATCCACAACACGATACCCTCTTTTGTATGCCACAAGTATTGCTTGTGTTCTTGTTGATAATTGTATATCCATTTTTCTATTTTCTATTTTTTTTACGATGCAAACTACATTATACAAACCGCCCAAGGTTAAAAGCAAGTACCGTCCTCACGGACACCTTGCTTTCATGGAAACAAATAAAATTAATTCTAAAGTTATGAGTTTGATTTTCGCCCGTCACGGGTTACTTTTTTTCACTGCACCGCTGTGCAGCATGTCTAATCTAAATCTAGGAGTTAAATTGTAAATGCTAATCGTTCAATCATTATATGTATTGCAAAATTACCACTTTCCTTTCAATATGCAAAATTGAAAACCTTAAAAAAAGTTAAATGTTTTCAGTATGCTTCCACAAACCTGACTCATCCATCAGCTTGCGAATAAACTCTTCACGAAGTTCACAAAGTCTTTCACACAGTTGCTTTTGGTCGGCATCGTCAACACTAAGGCTTACAACATACCCGTCAAAGGTAATCATGTTGTAGCCGTTGTTCACAAGGTTAAATCTTCTATTAGCCTCCTTGATGGCATACTGCCGAAAATCCTCACGTCTTTTGTTGGTTTCCTTCTTTCGGAACTCCAACCACTTTGCTCTTAGTCCCATAGTTACAGTTAAATTAAAGTTAATAGTCAAAGTCTGCATCCAAGGCTTCTTGCAAGGTCATCTCGCCATAGTTGCCAGCCTTGTAGCATTCTATAAAGTTATATATCCTCCAAGCCAAGTCGGATGTAATCCTAATCTTTGGCTCTTCCTTTTCTTTTTCTTTCCTTTTGTACTTTTTGTACTTTTCAAATTCCTTGTTCGCATCATAGCCAAGTGCATCATTACATAACTGGTCGCAAAGTTCATTATAGACATTCCCATTGTGTCCTTTTACCCATTCATAGGAAATATCTAGGTCTGGATGTTCTTTAAGAACATTGTACCACACTTTAAAGATGTCATGATTGTTGGAATGCGACCATTCTCCTGAAAGTGTTTTCAATGCGTATTGTGAATCGGAATATACAGTAACACTTGTTGCATCACTCGGTAGACGATGCACCGCAGAAATGATAGCTTTAAGTTCAGCACGATTGTTGGTTTCATTCTTTATGACACGTGCCTTTCTTTCTACCTCGGCATCCTCAACATTAAGGATAACATAGGCAAAAGCACCTTCATTGTTCTTTTGGCTGTAAGCACCATCGGTGTAAATCTTGTACTTCATAAAATCTATTATTTGACAATTAAATTATTCTTTTCATCACGTTCTATAAGTCCTTTTGACCTTAACCGAAAAAGGTAGTCACGGATGTTAGCCATTGGCATACCACCGTACAATTCAGCAAGCCTTTTCATCTTTGCAGAGATTGGTCTTCCTTTCCCAAGGTCTTTAAGCCAAGAATAGAAAATCAACAATTCGCCACGAAGATTGCTTTCTACTTGCAGTTCAAAATACCCACCTAAAGGAAGGTTGTTTAATTTTATTGTGTCAAAACCAGTATCTATTACACCCTTATCCTTTAAGCTTTGATATGCAAGTGAAATAGCACCTTGCGACATTATCTTTAACTTCATTGCAAGCTGGATTTGATTTTTTATTTTAATGACTGGAATATCTTCAAGACCTTCAATGGCATCACTTATGTAAGTACCGTCCTCTTCATCAAACACCAAACCCGAATTGTTAATTGAAACCCTCAACAAAAAAGAATACAAAATTCTTTCAGTTGGAGTTAAACCAAGACTGTGGGTAATCAACCCTTTGTAATAAACCACTTTCATTTCTGCACCCATTAAAAAAATTCTGCACCCATTAAAAAGTGGAAAAAAGGGAAGACCTAAACGGGTGCAAGGAGGTCTTTTCGGTTGGCTCATGACTTCCATCCTATCCCTTTCTTTTCCACTTGCAAAATTATACAAAATATCTATAACAAACAAATGAATTAGGAAAATTTAATATCGGCATATCTATTAAATTTCTAACAAAAATTATTAGATTTCTAACATGCCTATTAAATTTCTAACATTTCTTTATTAAATTTCTAACAAAATCCTATTAAATTTCTAACACTATAAAATATACTATATACACAGTATATCTTATAAGATAAATAATATAGATAAATAATATAGACAATATATTTTGATAAATAAATGTTAAGCCACTTTTCAAGGGCAAAAGTGTGAATTTTGGGTATAGGGGTGGTAGATTGTTAATCATCATCACATTCTACATATTCATCATCATTCCAACTATCGGGGTCTTCTTCATCATCATCATCTACTATATCCCCATGATAACGTAGGTTTGCTATAAAAGCCTCACACTGCCTACAATTCAAACCACAAAAATCAGCGGAACGGTCACATATCCTTTCCAACTGAAAGTCATCTAATACAAGTGCCATATCTAATTACGATTAAGTTCAACAACATCAATGTTACTATACAACCAAGGCTTGCGTTCCATTTCCTCTACAAGCCTATCAACGGCTTCCTCTGGAATATCGTGGTACACAATATCCCCGTCTGCAACGATGTCATATCTAGTACCACGATAATGCCTACCGCTGAAATTATCAATGTCATAATCCAGTCTTGCCATAGGTTATTCCTCCGTTTTGTCATAGATTTCAAGTGCCCTCGCAACCAACTTGTTTCTGCAAATAGTGTCAAGATTTGAATAGAATCGAAGCTGGTCACCACTACCATATCTAACAACCTCAACCCATTTCAAATAAACGTGCTGACCTAAGTCATCACCAAATACAGTTTGTGCTTCTTTTAAACACCACTCGTTCATCATGTACCACATGAAGTAGGTCACAAGATTATGACCTTTTGAGTCTTTTTGTAGTTCCATACTAAACTATTATTTATCATTAAGAATTTCCATTGTATATAACTCACTATTGAACACCTCACCCGTCTTGTGTGCATTACACCAACGGATAGCATTATTCACTTCATCAACATTCTTGCATAGTGCATAGACCAACTCACCGACCTCGCCAACTAGGATTTCTTTTTCCAGTTCGGCACTCTTGAATAAAATCTTTTTCATAATCTTTATCAATTTTAAATCTTTACTTCAATTCTTTCCAACTCGTACCATTCAACATCTGGTTCTTCAAGTCCCCAAAACTTTATAAGGAACTTTCTTGTCAGTTCTTCATTCTGCTCATCCAAGTTCTCGCCAAATGTGTACGAAGGTGTAAGGAGGTTATCATTGCCACGCTCCTTAATTGTTGCTTTCCAAGTTACCATAGTTAAACATTTATGTCATTTAAATTAGTTATAGGCTTGCGTAATATGCCATCAAGTTCATTACGCACGTCTTTATAATCAATGTCCCAGCCAAGGCTATAGGCACATGAGCGCATTTCATCAAAAGCCAACTGAGCAGTCTTTGCAAAATCCTCCTCTTGTTTCCATAGACTATTACGGATGTTCTCTATTGGCATGTTGGGGTATTCAACATGCAAGCCTTTGGCAAGCATCGTTCTACCTTCCTTTACTGCACGAAAGTTCTCCATTGCACGGCAATACTCATTAATCTTTCGACCTAAATTTCCTAGGTCATGAAACTCTACTTGTGTCATATCATTAAAGTTTTAAGTTGTTATTCCTTTTCACATATCGCAATTCGCTTTCCAGCACGTATTAGCTTTGGCAGAAAGATGTCAAGGTTATAATGGTGGAAACCAGCCATACGATATAGGCGATTTTCCCCAAAGTAGGACAACGTAATTCCAAGCACCTCGGAACAAGTTTCCGCATCTTCACAATAGGCTTCATAAAAGTCGCCAACACGGAACAAGATTACACATTCAGGATGTTTCTTCTTTATTTCATTGTACTGGCTAGGAGCATTCTTTGCCTCTTCCATCGCATATTTGGATGGCTCAACAATTTTTACTTTATATCCCATAGTTATTATATTTTTAAATTAAACTTGAATTTCCTATCTAATTTTGTTTCTAAGCCACTTTCTTTGTGTGGGTGGGTAACTATCCCACAACACTAAAGAAAATGCCTTAAATCGCCTTAAAAGTGGCTTAAATCAATCTCATGCGTTTCGGTAATACAAAAAATAAGATGAATTACCAAATTATTTTGGTATAAAGTATTCGCATACACGTTTTTTGTTTGGTAGGACTACCGTTTTCTTTTGTATATTCATACCTCTCTCTCTTAAATCCCAAATTCTGCTACTTAGCCGAAGGCACCCGAAAAGCCTCAAAGCATCAAGGCTTGTCAGGGAATAACCTTGTGCCAGCCAGTCGGCAATCATATCGCATTGTGACTTGCTTTTTTCTTCATTTAAATTAATGTCTGCCATAGTATTAAGATTTTTTATATTTTTTATATATGCGTATGCTGTTTTCAACCCCATGCTCACCTATAGTCAACTCCAGTACATAAACCCAGCTTGCGATACCCTTTGCAAAGAGCCTTTGTGCCATTGCAATGGCATTTACTTTTGAAGTATATAAGTTATTATAGGTATCCACATCTTCATCTCCTAATACCCCATCCAAGTCAGGGGTTTGAATGGTAATAGAACCACTCACTTTGTAAATCTTTGCCATAGTAATTTATTTAACTATAAACTTGTTCTCCAAAAAGAATAAACTGGATAATAACATCTGCATAGGTGTAGTCGAAATTCCCGTTTTCGTACTGCACAAAAGCTGTGGCGCACTCCAAGTACCACCCATTACATTCAAGCATACGAGCCAGTCCATCCTCTATATCCTTTAGGGTTACTTTGTAGACCATGCAGCACTCGTCCTCGTCCCAATAGTGTGGAAGGTTTCCATAGGCTTCATCACTATCCTCGGCTAATCTATCAAGAAATTCAATGTACTTTCCTTGAAGCAGACAACGTGCAGCCCTATCCTCAAAACAAGTATCATCTTCAAACTTGACTGTTTCTTTGTTGTAGCCGACCCGATAGTCGCACCCCAACCACGCAGAACCGTAAAGTGCAGTGGATAACAACTCCACTAAATCTTCGTGGCTGATTTCAGTAATTGTAATTTTTGTTTTCATAGTCAATAGTTTTTGATTGTTAATTATCTTGAAAAAACGTATGGTAGTACATACCACCATAGACACCAGTTTCATACATTATGTCGAGGCATTCCTCTACTGTGTATGTTCCAAGTTTCATGTAGATTTCTCCCTCGTCAGGCTTTTCTTTCAAAGCCATCTCTTTGGTTATATCTACGTATTTGTCGCCAACCTTGTTGAAAGCGTGCTCAAAAGGTAGCACACCAGCTATGGTAGCATATCCCTCGACATATTGAACACGGTCATGGAATAGCCGTGCCAACTCAAACGCATTCCTATAACACTCTTTTTTCTTTGGTGCTACACATCTTTTGATTTCCTCTATCTCGTCTTTTGTAAAGACTTCACATAGTGGACTAATTTTAACCTCTTCAAGGTCACATAGCATCCTTTGATAGAAGGCTTTCTGCCTACCCGAACAAAGTTGAGCGAACTTTTCGGTCTGCTCAACAATGACGTTTTTCTTGCTACTTTCCATAATACTTGAATATAGCTTTTTTAAGGTTGCAAATATAGCTGGCTAACTTTACCCTGAAAGCTTCACTTTCACAATCCTCGAAATTCCACTTTGGAAACAATGTCGGGTCTATATCCTTATAATCTTTCATAAGGGCCGTTATCTTTTGTTTAAAGCCCTCTTTTGTTCCTATGCTATCCCAATCCCAAGCGCACATATCATCGCCCGCTGTAGCCAAAGGAAATACGTTTTTAAGCACCTTTATGAAAGCCTGAACATCTCGGCTTTCGATGTGCCTACGGTTTTTGGTTGTGCCCCGCTTTTTCATTTCCGTTTCGACTTGTTCCTTGCTTTTGCTTTCAAAGGCATCCCGCCATTTTTGGCTGGCTCCGCCAGTTACCTCGCCACGCTCCTTCTTTGCAGCAAGGGCTTTCTTTGTACGGTCACTTGTCAGTTCACGCTCATATTGAGCAACACTGGCAAACACTCCCAAAAGCAAAGTATTTATTTGTGGCATGTCGCAGAAATGAATTTCAATTCCAGTGTTGACAACCTTGAAACAAAACTCAACATCACGTGCAAGTCGGTCTAGCTTTGCAATGACAAGCGCACAAGAATTTCGCTTGCAGTATTCAATGGCATCAAGCAGACCTTTTCGGTCACGATGCGTACCGCTTTCAACGTCCTTGTATTCGGCAACCAATTCGCCATCATTTGCATTTATAAAGTCTTTGCAAATCTTTCGCTGGGCTTCAAGACCCAGTCCGCTTGTACCTTGTTTTAAGGTTGACACACGGATGTATGTCGCATACTTTTTCATGACTTACTGTGATTTTTTAAGTTTGTGTAAAATGGGTGACCTCTTTTTATCGCAGTGCTCACAAATGCAGTGTGAATGCGATGGAATGTCGGGTCACTGAACGGGTCTTTATCTTTATAAACCTTATACCAGTTCCACCTGATTCCGACAAATCTTAATTTCGGAAATGCCTTTACTAGAAGTCTTTTGTACTGTGCTTCAAGTTCTGCTAAAGTTTTATTTCTCATATCTTAATATCTTAATTTTGTTTATTTGACAATTTCAATACATTCTTCGGTAAGACCGCTAATCTGGTCATACACCTCGGTCGGGGCAACGAGCGTAAATATGCGGTCGCCAAACCAGCCTTCCTCCCACTTGGTAATATAACTTGCATAGTTAATCATAAATACTGGCACATTAAAGCCAATTACATTTACCTGAAAATTTTTCATAATAGTATCTTTTAATTTTGATTAAACAATCAGTCACGCAAGGTAATAATAACTTGCGTGATATTGACAACAACCACTTGCCTCACTCGTTTTCTTTACCACCACATAGCCCTCGGCCTTTAGTTCTTCGATAGCTTTCTCGACTAAGTATGGCGCATAGGGGTAACGATGTGAGCCCTCGCAGCTTCCAACATTCTTGTCTAATTGCCACTGGTCTGCATTGCGGTCTATGACCTCTATAAAATCGTGACCACCTCCATCGTACTTTACGATGAAACCTTTTAACAACATTTGTTTGAATAACAACATTTGTTTGAAGTTAATTTTGTCGGCCTTCATTGGAACGAATTTTCCCATAATTCTTCTACTTTATTTGTTTGACATTTATTTGCTTGATTTTTCTTTTAGCGTTTCTACTAGAGCATCGGCATACCCGACTGCGATTTGCGCAGCTTGCCAGTTGCTCATTCTTACACTTTCGGGCTTTCCGCTTATTAGTCCTTGCATTGCTGCAATAGCTGCGTCTACCCGTACTTGTTCCCAGTTTACTTTTCTTGTGAAGAAACTGCTTGCAGTTTCCATAAACCTTACCTCTAGATTTGTCATAATTGTAAAGTATTAAATTAAGTAATATATATCTTTGTGGCGGTAGCCGTTTTTGCTACGGCTACAACAATTTTATTTATACCGCCTTACTTTCCACCCATGCGGAACAAACCACCACTGAAGATTAGTCCGCAGATTCCTAAAATCAAAATTATTTCCATGTTACATTTGTATATTTTAAATTTTCATTTTCTAATAAATAGCTACAGCCATAAGCCTTTGCAAATTCTTCTAGCCCGCTGCAAATCGGGGCTTTAATCATTCTTACATGCCTTCCGTCTTTAAAGTGTATGTAAGTAAATGTTTCTTCGGCAATTTCGGTGTCGCAATTATCAGCTTCGGCCACGGCTAAAAGCCTTAACTGTTCCTTTGCGTCTTTTTCACTTCCGCAGCAGATGCCGACTGGGTAGTCATTTGTACTGAATAATATCCAAGCAGATTTCATGTCGCATTATTTATTAAATAGTTCAACTTCTTTATAGTCGCTGGTTTTACACCAAGTAGCCAGCAGATAATTTCCATCATCATCCGAACTTGTTGAGTACTGCAAGTATTCAGTATAAGGCTTTATGTCGCCATCATCAAACTTCCAGTCAACTGTCGGGGTAATGATTCGCAAAATTTCAAGGAATTGCTCAACGTGCGTCATCATATTAAACGCAAATTCTTGACTAAAAATAATCATTGCTTTGTCGCCTACAATGGCGGAAATTGTTATTGCATACTTTTTCATAATAAACGCTTTATTAATTATATATTATTAATTATTATATTGCCTCGATGACCTTACTTAACTCACCGTATGCAAAGTCACCGCATTCGTATTCATTTTGCTTGCCATGCGAAAGTCCAACAAATACCACAACCCTATCTTTGTCTAGCTTAATGTCGGTTACTGAAATGTTGTCGCCATTGTAGCCAATCATTTCGATGGCGGTTTCAAAGTGCAATCCGTCATGAGGCTGGCAGAACTTTTTGATGATGTCACGCTCATCGTACATCACTTCATTGTACCTTTGTCTTAATTCTTCAAGATAATCCATATTTCGCTTGTAATCGGCTATTACTTTGCCGATGTTGTTTCTATCTATCTTGCCGTATGTACCCCGCCCAGCAGCCTTTAAAATGTATAAGGCGACCTCCTCGCTTTCAACCTTTAGGGCCTTCAATCCGTTTAGGGATATATGAAACTCATCGGTCGGGATAGCCAGCGGAATAAATGCTGGGTGCGGGAAGTTTTTACGTCCTATATTCCAAACAATATAACCTTCGGGGAACTCGTCACAAATCGTATATAAATCGGTGCGCCAAGGCGCTTTGTCTATTAGTATTTCCATAATGAATTTTATTTAATTTAAAACAAATAGTATTCAATAACGTGATAGTTATTTGACATCTTTCTGCCGATGCCAACACGAGTCGATGGGAATGCTACAATATAGCCACGTCCGAAACGCCCCTCGTAGGTTTCTTTCGTCACGCCAGCTGATACTGGGTGGTATCCCCGCCTGAATGCTTGATGATGAAATTTCGCACCCGCTTCTATAACTTCATTTAAAGGGGTAAAATCTAAAACTTTCATATATATAAATTTATTTAAAGTAAGTCAAAATACGCCAATATACGCAGATTCGTCTTGTAGAATGTTCGCCACCAAGTCGGGAATTTCAACCCCGAAACATAAAGCAGAGCACCAAGAACAAATCCAGCCAGCGACCACAGCCCGCCAGCCGTAACAAGTGTGATGGCTACTAATATAGCCACCGCACATACAAAGTAATTAAAAGTCCTTTTCATATCGTCATTTATTTATTTATTATTCGTTATACCATCCACGTCCTTCGGTGTACGTCATACCAGCCTTTTCCTTGCCCACGTTTATACGCTTGCCGTTCTTGTTATAGGCTGGTACTAGTATCGGGGTACTGAATACAGCGAAAAGGTCGCCAGCGTTATCCTCGCCCCATACGGCCAAGGCTGCGTAAAATCCGCAGAACACGCAGCCTTCGTATTTTTTGTAATTCCCGTTCTCCTTCAGCGGTACAAGCGTACCGTCAAAATTCCTTACATAAATGTCGTCCGTATTCATATCTTTAAATTAGTTTAAATGCCTACTTTTCCCCACCAGCTAACTTCGGGATGTTCATTGCAAATGTCTATTAGTTTAGCTGTGCATTTATAAAGAAATGCGCTGGCCTCCTTATTCATGTCGGGGTTTTCGATTTGGTACAAAATAGACTCAAAGAACTGGAAGAGGCCGTTCTTGACAGCAAGCAATTCAATGTCGTCAATGATTTCTACACGGGTCTTATACGCAATGAAAACACCGTCATAACTACACCCGTCCTCGCCTATAGTATCGGGGTCGTCACCATATTGCTCGGCTACGCTTAAAATGTTTAATTTATAAAGCTGTTCAAACTTTTGTCGCACGTTTTCCAAGAAATAAGTGTTCGGGCATTTTCTTTTACTTTCAAGTCCATACATGAGGCCCGCAGCCTTAATGTATTCTTTTTTATCTATTATAAAAGAACTCATAAAATATAAAATTAAAGTGATATAATTAAATTTAATTTAAGCCCCTTTTAAAGCCTTGCAAGCCCCTGAAAGAGCCCGCCCCTATAAAGTGCCCGCCGCATTTTAATAACGCCAACGGGCACAAGGGTTTAATTTAATAATTAGGGGTATTAGTCTAGATAGTGCCAAAGGTACTCGGTCTTTTTATCATCGCCCTCGTAATAGTCATACATCAGGTCACGAAAGTCCTCGAATAAAAGTGAATAGACCGTCGCCCATTTATTCTTCTTTCTTGCGTCATGTTCCCACGCCTTCCAGTTCAGGCAAAGGATAAACTCCGCAACATATTCAACATCATCGCACCAAGACATTGAGGCGTTTCGGAATGTGCCAAGCAACGCACCCAGACCGAAACATTCCGCATGAGATATGTCGGACATGAAAGCCGTCTTCCTTTTGCCTTTCCCTAAATCAACAAGCTGTCTTTCCATGTAGTACTCGGAGGTCGCAGAGTATGTTTCTGCGTCAACATGTTTGCCAAACCAGTCATTTACTGGCTCTAAGGTTATCCCGCCAAATCGGGAACTGACTGACTGTGTGATTTCATTCAGCCGTTTTTCAAATTCTTCTGCTTTCATATTTCTATAAATTTATAAATAGCGTAAAATGTTTTTAAAATAAAGCCGATTTAAAAGCGTCTCAGGCGGGGAAAAGGCGGGGAGGTATAAATCCCCGCCCGCCCCTATTTAAAGGGCTTAAATCAAAAATTTGTGGGTGCTATAGGGCTCGCCCCTATTTGCCACAATCGGCCCGCCCTGATTATAGGCGGGTTATGTATCAAGCACCCCGACCGCCTTTTAGCGGTTGTTTTCGGAAAGGTATTTGTTTATTTCCGTTTCTAGTTCTTTTTGTGTTGTGTTGTGCCTTACTAGTTCCACCATAGAAATAAAAAGGCCATCTATATTCAATTTCTTTTTTAATTCGCTTTTATCTAATAAAGAACCATATACCGCCCAAATAGAATCAAGCGTACTTTTTACGTTTGTATCCGCCCAGCGTAAATAGATAGCCCGACAAAAGGCTTTATTTGTTAGGGGAAAGGCTATATTTAAAAGGTTCAGCGGGGCATCTGCTTTCTTTATGTTTACGCAAAAGCCCGCCTTATTTCTGCTGTTCCCTGAACCGCAAATTGCGTTTAAATTTATCCTATACCCGTTTAGCTCTATAGCTGCTATAGAATTAGCAATAATAGCGCATTTTTTAGCGAGTTCGGTTGTGTTTATACCATCATTTATAGTGCATTCTACAAATATATTTATTATTGGCTTTTTCCTTGCATTGCTTTTTATTTGCATCATTGAATTAGGCACGCCCCGCAAATAGTTGGGGATATGTGGCAGACAACCCACGACACCAGTTGTTAGAATAGGCTTGTTTTCCTTTTCAGGGGCTTTAAATTCGCCTACAGCCTTTATTTTTTGGGCTGCCTTTGCATCCCCATAAACTAAAAGTTTTTGCGCTTCAGCAAGCCCCGAAACGCCCGCAAAGGATTTATTCTCGCTTTCCGTTCTGCTGGCAAAATCCCGATTATATTTTGCGGTGTATTCGTTTATAACTTTACCCGAAAGCGCAGCGGAAAGTTCCGCTACGCTATTATAAGTTTTGAAAGTATCCATATTTATTTTTTATTTAGTTTTACCGCTGGCAATTTGATTGAACATCGCATAGTATTTATTATTTCCGTTCAAAAGCCCTGAAAGCGTTTTAACATCCTGAATATCCCATCCGCTGCAAAGGCCCAAATAAAAGGCTTCTAAATCGGTAAAAATAGGGGATAGTTTTTGCATTCCCTTTATACTTTGCAATGCTCGTGGGCTGGCTGTATATGTTAAATTTGCGCTTTCTATAGCCTTCCTAATATCATGAATGAATGTAACTAATTCTTTATCGTTTTCGGCTTTAAGCATATCCAGTTCTAAAGTATAAGGAACTTTGATTGTGATGTATCGGTCTAGTGTGCTTGCATCTAGCTGAAAACGTGCGCTATATGTGGAATTTGCACCCCGCCCAGTTGTATTATCCGCAGCAATGATATGAAAATCGGGATGGGCTTTTTTCATTCCTTCTTTGGGGAAATTATAAAGCAAATTTGCGGCCACTGAATTAAAGGCCACCTGGACTTCGGGCGCAGTGTTCGCTGCTTCGTCAAACAGAAAAATACCGCCTTTGTTCATTGCATGGTAAAAGCTAGTCTTCACAAGTTCGCCCGCAGCATCCGTATAACCTTCTAATTCGTATTTCTGCTGAATAGCTGAAACGCTGTAAAAAGGCAGATTTAGGCTTTCTGCAACTTGTTTTGCGATTGTAGACTTTCCACTACCAGCAGGGCCAAATAGCCAAGGATAACGGCCTAAAGCCCTATCATTTACAACCAGTGCGAGAACTTTATCTAACAGCGGGTGCGGGTTGCTAACTGGCTTTGTGTCTTCTTTTCCTAATATCCGAATTTCTACAACCTTGTCGGGCTTTTGTGCCTTTAGTTCGGCCTTGACTTCCTCCTTTGCAATTTCACGCACTTTGTTATAATCTATAACACCGCCTTTCATGCTAGAAATAAGGCTTGCTAATTGTTCGCCCAGTTTCGCATTTTCAGCCGTTTCTGCGGGCTTTTCCGCTGTTGCTGTTGCTGGTGTACTTTCCGCAGCCTTTGGGCTTTCTGCGGGCTTTTCTGCCTTTGGTGCTGGCTTGCTTTCGGCCTTTGTGCGGGGCTTGCTTTCTTTAGGTGCTTTAGCTAGTTCCCAGCCCGCTGCAACCTTTAGAAATGTTCCGTTTTCCACGTTCTCGTCGAGTTCCAAGCATACGTTACGATTGAAAAATTTCGTACCGCATCCTTTATTGCGAACACTGAAGAATATACGGCCGTTTACTAACTTTAAGTTAGTCACGTTCATTTCTTGCCCTGATACTGAATTTCTAAACAACATAATTTTGTCCTCCTAATAAATTAAATTAAACTTATAATAAACAGATAAAATAAAAACTTGATTGAATGAAAAAGGGGCTTTATTTTAGCCCCTTTAAAATATTGAAAATGTTATCTCAAATTAAGTAAATTAATCATTTGGTTGCATTTAAATTGTGTTTTGCTATCATTCACAAAACGGAAAGTGTTTTGTTTTGGTAAGATACCCACAAAGAACAAAAAGCGATATTTCAAACTATTGCAAAGAGTTCTATACTCATGCATGATATTATATGCTTGTTCATTCAAAGAAATTAGTCTTTTCCATGAATTGCGATACTTTTCAAAGGTTTCTTTTGTGCAATAGTTTGTTCTTACTGCATTACAAAGGTAATTATAATTCTGTGCCTCTGCTTTCATTTCCTTTGCTATGCGCTTGTATTCACTTAATAGACTCTTGATTTTCATAATTAAATCTCCTATAATTTTAAATTAAACTTATTAAATTTAGTGCCAGCAAGAAAATGTATTAAACCTTTGCTGGGCTGGAAAGGCGAGGTCTACTGGTATGTACGGCTAAAGGAAAGAAAAACCGCTTTTTCTTTTCCCCCGATACCATGAGTCTCGCCCTTAAATCCGTTTATAAGGGGCTATTTTATTTTAATCCGTTTATAGCTGTTCGGATACATTGCTGCGATTTATTAAGGGCACGCAGATGAATGTTATCAGCCGTTTTTTTGTACCTTTTTCTTTTATTCAGCATCCGAAAGATTTTATTTATCAGGTCTATTCCTTTGGAATAATGCTGCATCCGTTAAGATGTAAGGCTTTACAAAAAGATGGTTTAAAAATGTTTTCCTTCACGACCTTTAAAATGTTTGCTTTCCGTTTCTTGTTTTCGTGTTTGTTTGTTGTTCTTTGTTCTTTTCACTTGCAAATATAAGTGGTTTTTACACAAGTCTCGTGTTTTTTAAACATCTTTTAACATATATTTTTCTATGCTCTCTTAAAACATTGAAAAACAAGCAGTTATAAACTGCGCAAAAATGCTTATTTGTGCAAAACTAAAGGTGTATATACATATTGTAAGACTTGTTTACAAATAACGTTTTAGGTGCTTAAATCTTATATATAATATATATATATATAAATACTTTCTTTCATGCTTCCTTTAACCTATAATAATACGAAAATAAAGGCCCTTTATTTTGGTTTTTGTTCCAGCATTTGAAAGCCTTATTTTTGCCGACCAAGAAAAAATAGTTTTAAGTGAAACAATCTAGCGTTAAAATCTTAACACCGAAAGTGTTAATTTTCACATTTGCCCGAAATGTTAAATGTTAGTTATAAAAAAAGCAGAAAAATTTCTCTACGGTTTTATGGTAGGAGGATTTGCTGCTGGTTTAATTCCTTTTCCTTTTGTTGATATACCTATAATTTATTCTTTAAATGCAATAATGATAATAAAAATTGGAAATTGTTATTCATTTAATTTCAGTGAAATTCCTAATAAAGATTATATAAAACTTATATTGGGTATAGATACTAAAATATCAAAAGTAATAGATAACAAATCTACCAATATTGCAATTAATGTTTGTGAAAAAAGTGTTGAAGCCTTTAGAGTAGTAGGAAATTCAGTTGGATTACAAAAAGGTTATGAATTGGGGAGTAATTTGGCCAAGAACATAGGACTTAAAAAGGTTGAGGATTGGGGAGTTAGACATCTTCGTTTTGTAGCAGAAGGAGGTAGAAAAATTTTTAAAACAGAAATAAAAGAAGTAGTCGTCCAAGAATCATCAAAATTTAGTTCTTTAATAGAAACCATAATTCAATTATTTCCTTCAATGAAAAAAGGTGTTGAAAATGGTGTTAAAAAAACAGCGGAAAATTTGGGTACTAAGGTAGGAGAAACTTATTTTAAAAATACTGTTGAATTAACAGGTGATACCTTAAGAAAAATGTGCAAAAAAAGAAGTGTCGAATTTACTGCAAGAGTAGCATCAGAATCTAATACTTACCTGAAATCATTTTATAAATTTATTCCCATTATAGGATCTGCTATAGGTGGTGCTTTGAATGTTTGGGGTATTTTTATAATAGGTAAAAATGCTATTAAATATTTTGAGGATTATATAAC